TCGGTCACATCTTCGAAGGGCTCCGTCGCATCGAGAAGCTCGTGAAGGACAAGCCTCAGCTCCTCGCCTCGAGCCCCTACAGGGAATCGGCCGGCACGCCCCCGGAACTGCCCGCTAAACGCGCCGTGTGGTGCCCAGGGGAAGTGTGCCCCTACTGCTTGGCAGAGAGCCACGAGATGGCGAAGACACGCGAGGACGGCAGTGTCTACGAAGTGCAGAGCATCCGGGTCATCCGGGGAGCGACCGACAACGTGCCCGAAGCCAAGTGGATGTGCTTCGACTGCCAGAGCTCGTGGGTTTGCAAACCTCAGTTCGTGGTGGCCTACGAGGAAGAGGAAGAGGAGCAGCAGTACATCAGCCGGCCCCCACCCCCGTCCCCGTCCAACGGTCCGGAGGCACTTCCTGAATAAAGTGATCGAAGAGCGTCAGACCTCCTTGACAATCCGCGTCTATGTAGTATGTTCACAGAGGAGGCAGGAATGACGCGACGAGAGCAAGACGGCTACCCCCCGATCACGACCTGGCACGAAGCACAGAAGGCTGCTGTCGAGCTCATTGGTCCGCACGTCGACCGCCTTCGCGCCGCACGGATGGCGGGCCCCTCGAGCCTGGGCTCCATCAAGAACATGGAGAAGCTCGCCGAGGGCTCCTACCGCATCGGCTTCCAAGGCGACCCCGACCTCGACGCACAACAGGTCCACGAGAACTTCAGGCAGTACTCCCTCGACAACCCCGACTTCGGCGTGGCCTACATCCTGCCGAGCGTTCAGATCATGATGAACTGGACGGCGCGTTGGTACGAGCAGGGCATGCCCCGTGTCGTGTGGGACAACCCCAAGTACCCCGCGATGCTCATGGCTTCCAAGTGTGACCCGAACGTCGCCGGGATGGTCAAGCCGCCGTGGGAAGCGTTCCTGGTTGACTTGCCCGAAGGGCTCGTCATGGAAGTGGACGGTGACGAGTCTCCGATCAAGTGGGCGCTCGTGCACGCCATCCCCAGTAGCAAGGGGCTCGTCTGGAACATCTTGCTGGAAGCGGACGGGATGGAGATCTGGCGGCACGGTCTGACCACCGAGCAACTGGTCGAAGTCGGCAACGGTCTGCTGAACCCGGTCTTCGGTCCGGAGCTCGACCAACGCGACCTTCTCATCCTGACGCTGGTCGGCCGTCTCGTCATCGGGCTCTGCCTGACGCTGAGCGATCCCAGCAAGGTGCGGGAGGTCAAGCGCAAGGAGCGTGCTCGAGGTTCCTTTCGCATGGTGAGCAAGAAGAACAAGGGCAAGGGCACGACCCGCAACTTCGTCGTGGGCGCCCCGGTGAACGTGGACTGCCGCAAGGCCATCAAGGAAGCCATCCAGAAGCCTCGCAAGGGGCACGTCCTGACGGTTCGCTCGCTTGTCCGAGGGCATTGGAAGATGCAGCCACACGGGCCCCGCAACAGCCTGCGCAAGTTGATCTTCCGTGAGCCCTTCTGGCGAGGCCCCAAGGACGCTCCCATCGTCAAGCGGGAGCACGTCGTAGGAGACGCGGAATGAACCTGTCCCCCGAACTGAAGCAACACGCCATCGCCGTCTTCGTGGAGGCGCAGAAGAAGTACCCCCACGTCGACCACGACCGACTGGCCGACGCCGTGGCTGCCGTGCTCGCCGAAGCTGTCAAGGACATGGCCGAGAAATCTATGTCCGAAGCCGAGGTGCGGGACTTCGTCCAGGTGGTCTACAGGCGCCTGGAAGCTAAGCTGGCATCATGAGCGACAAGACCGCCAAAGAGATTCTGGAGTCCTGCTTCTGGGTAGGAGTGGGGCTCTGTGTCGAGCTCTCCGAAGAGCTCTCCGAACGCCTCGCCTACCGTGCGCTCGCCCGCACGCTGGCTGCTCCTCTCAAGCGGGGGAGACAGACTACAAATGTTGACGTGAGCCGGCAGTCGTGCCATGCTGCGGAGCATGGTGCTCAAGCCGGGGGAGAACCCCAGACAGATGCTACCAGGCCATAAAGAGCGCGGACCCGTACCGCACGGCTTCACCCTCGCTGACATCGCGAAAGCGGCAGGAGTGGGCAACCAGACGGTGCGAAAGGCCATCACGGACAAGAGGCTGGACCCCTCCGACCTTGCGAGCGTCGCGGCCTACGTCAATCGGGGCCTCGCCCGCAAGAGCAAGCCGCTCGAGGAGGAAGCGGTCGGTTTGCTCCCGGCCGCGCAGAAGAAGTGGTGGAAGAACCGGTGGCCCAAGTTCCAGCTTTACAAGTGCTCGCACAACGGCTGCCCCGAGCTGTTGATGTCGCCCGGCGCCTGCGCAGCTCACGGCGGCGACAAGCGTCCCGCGATGAAGCTCGACCCCGACTACCGGATCGTGGTGCTCATCGACAAGGACTACGTGCCGCTGCACCGACTCATCGTGCAAGCCGCCAAGGGCATGCACACACACCACCGTGACGGCAACCCGTGGAACAACCGCTGGGACAACCTCGAGGAGCTCAGCCCCAAGGAGCATGAGGACCGGCATCTCGGGGGCGTGCTCACCGCAGAGACGCTGCCCAAGCCGCCACCCCGCAAGCCGCTGCGCGGCGAGGCGACCCGCAAGCAGATTCAAGCCTTGATCGACGACGCGTTCGTGCGAGGCTGTGAAGCGGGAGCGAAGAAGAAAAAGAAGTGACTTGACAATAGCTTGTCATGTATTATCTTGGTTGAAGATCGGACGATAGGAGAATCCCATGCCCCAACTGACTCCCATTCCCAACAAGCAGTACATCGCCCGTCTTCGCGGACAAGAGGAGGGTGGCTGGCGAGGCGACAAGCGCTTCATCGGACACGTCGAGTTCTTCTTCGGTGTCGGCGACAAGAGCGACTGCATCGTGCGCATCGAGACGGACATCGAAGCGTTGGTCGAGGACTACGGCAAGATCATCAACGTGACCGAGGTCTTGGCCTTCCCGCACAGCGACGCCGACCAGCAAGACATCGTGCTCAGGTCGAACAACACGAGCGAGGTCTTCGCCCTTCAGTTCGCCCGCAAGTCCGTCCCCGACCTGTCCATCCTCGAAGGTTGCGCGAACCCTCGCGACGATGACGAAGACGAGGATGACGACGAGGAAGATCCCGAGGACGACTGCGACCTGTTCTACACGAAGGCGCAGAACCCCCCGACTCCCGAGCTCACCGCGTACGCCAAGGCAGAGGAAACCGCCATGGCTCCCTTGGAGGTCGGCCCCGAGTGGCAGCCTTCCGAGAAGGAAGCCGACGCGGCGCGCATGTTCGTGCAGATGATGAACGGTCACCTGAACGCCGAGCAGATGCTCCGCAGCTTCGCCATCGCCGTTGTCCGTGACGCGGTCCTGAACGCTGGGAAGGTCCGCTCGTTCGGTCCGGTCCCGCCATGGATCGGCTCCAAGGAGCAGGTGAAGTTCGTGGTGCGTGCCGCGCTCAAGGCCACCGGGCTCGAGCCCTTCGCTCGCCAGCACGGTGCCAAGCACTTGCTCATCCAGCCCAAGCCCGTGGTCGGCACGAGCGAGGAAGTCTACGCCTGGTCCCGCGCCGTCGAACCGTGGCTCACCGACTCGGCCACCCTCAAGATCCGTTGGCCGAACCTGCCCATGGTGACGAGTGACTCGGTCATGAGTCCGGTGCCCGAGGGCATGGACAAGGTCTTGGCGGCGTGCCGCGAGATGGACGCGAAGCTGCCGCCCGACAAGTTCCACCGAGGTGGCCCCATCCCGACGCAGATGGGCCGTGACCCCATCACTGGTACCTTCAAGAAGTGAGCATCCCCGTCAACGAACTGGAGTCCCTGACCGAGCGGGCGCTCGCCTTGGCGAACGCGACCGACTCGGTGGGAGTCCAGCGTGCGGCGCTCCGCCTGCACGACGCGGCCGACGCGCTGCACGCCGTCCTCCTTCGGCAGGACGTGCTCAACCAGGTGCAGGAAGTCCGCGACGTGCTCGAGGAGCTCCATCCGGATCCGGCCGCCACGGAGGTCGAGGTCCCTGCCACGACTCCCGCCCCTCCCCCTTCAGAAGCCTCCGAGCCTGATCCGGACGTCACCTTCCGGGTCCGACCCAAGCTGCGCAAGTGCCCCGAGTGCGGGGGCAAGATGTGGCGCGGGCCTGGGGGCTGGACCTGCGATCAAGGTCACTCTGCTGCCGACTAGCCCTTGAGGTTGCCCAGGGCTTCGCGTACAGTTGCCTTATGAGCAATCACCTCACCGAAGAGATGAAGCAACTGATGGGGATCAAGCCTCGCGAATTCGGGGGGCTGAATGCCATGTTCCAACCCGCCCAGCCGATCGTGGAGTTTTCCGACAACCCCACGCACGTGCCTGATCCGGCGCCCCCAGCTCGGACCGAGCCGCTCGAGGAGCGCAGGTCACTGACGATGTTCAAGGGCGTCAAGGAGATGAAGCTGGCGCTCGAGCGGGCCCACAAGCTCATGGCGCGCGTCAACGCCACGGTCCAGCACGACCGCGAGCGGGCCGGCGGCATGAACGAGAAGAGCCGAGCTGACATGTACCGTCTCGACCAGGAGCTCGCCAACGGGATGGATTCGCTCCGTGCCTGCAAGGAAGCTCTCGACGACATCGAGGCAGCTCGCAAGGCGGCGGCGAAGGAAGCCAAAGAACGTCGGCGCATGAAGCGTTGACCTCTTGACAATCCCGACCACACGTAATACATTGAGGGCGTGCCTAAGAAAGTCGCCCCACCTGTCACTCCCCCTTGGCTGAAGCAGAAGCTCGGTCGCAAGGCGTTGCCCTTCGACGCGGCTGACATCCGCGAGCGTCTCGAGCTCTACGTGACGACCGCAAGTGAAGGCTTGCCCATGCTCTCGCACCTGGTCGCCGAGAGCGTCGTGGAGAAGTACGGCTCGGGCCCTTTCAAGTTCAAGAGCGGTTTGATGCTCTGGGTCTACCGAGGCCCCAAGCACCACTTCTACGTGAAAAGCGACGACTTCCCCAAGACCGCGCTCAAGCGGGTTCCCTACATGCTGGAGTCCTGATGATCCCCAACGCTAAATTGCGACACGACGCGGTCAACAAGATCGTAGCCCACAACTGCCCTGACGGCATCGCGGGCGCCCTCATCCTGCTGCACGTCTGGCCCGAGGCCGAGGTGCTGTTCATGCAGTACAACACGAGCGAGCACATCGACCTGGAGCCCAAGGGCGGCATGTGCTTCGTCGACTTCTCTCCGCACGACAGGCGCATCGGCGAGTTCGCCAAGGCAGGCGCCATCGTGCTCGAGCACCACAAGACGCGCCGGGACGCTGTCGGCATCTTCGGCGAGCTCGGGGTGTTCGGCGACGAGAAGAAGGAGCCTGGAGTGAGCGGCGCCGTGCTGGCGTTCCGGTCGGTCTTCTCGGCAGCCCCCACCACCACCGAGATGTTCAAGGCCGCGCCTCGCATGGAAGAGCTCGCCCGGCTCGTCGGCATCCGCGACACCTGGCAGAGCAAGCACCCCGACTGGTTCGAAGCCTGCTCGCTGAGCGAGGCCCTCCGGGTCTACCCCCTGGACACGCTGCGCAACGCTTCCGACAAGGAGTGGGCAGACATCCGCGAGGTCGGCAGGACCCTGTACAAGCGCAAGGTCGCCTTCGCCCGCACGAGCATCGAGAAGGGCCAGCGCTTCATGGTCGGCCCCCACCGGGTCATCATGTTCAACAACGTGGTGTCGGCCAGCGACGCGGCCGAGATGCTGGACGACGAGGTGGACATCGTCTGCGGCTACTTCATCCACACCGAGCACGGTGAACCCCAGATCACCTTCTCCCTGCGGAGCCACACCGGCTTCGACGTGGGCGAGCTGGCGCGCTCCTACGGGGGCGGCGGTCATTCGGCTTCGGCCGGGTTCACCGTCAAGGAGAAGGACAGGCACCCGTCTGTCGTCTTCATCCAAAGCCTGCTAGCCTGGGACGGAGAATGATCGGACGCGTCCTTCTTCTGTTGCTGCTGCTCGTCACCCCCGCCCACGCCAAGACACCCCCTCTCGTCTCGCAGGGGACTCGTGTATGGGTCATCGGGGACTCGAACGGCTGGTTGCTCATGCACGAGCTCCCGAAGCTCGCAAGGCGTGACGGAGTCGTCCTACGGGGCAATCCTGTCGGGGGCACCAGCATCATGTGGTGGAACCAGCGGGCGCACCAGCGGCACATCAACCAGGTCGTCGCCTTCAAGCCCGACGTCCTGCTCATCGTGCTGGGGACCAACGACGCCCACTTCGGGAGCCACGTCCGCAAGACGTTCTCGAGGCACCTGGATCAGCTCCTTCCCAAGCTGGGCAAGAGCGGAGCTCGGCTGGTCTGGGTCGGACCTCCCAAACTCCCACGTCGCCCCGAGCGCGGCGCCGACGAGGTCCGGAAGATGGTGACGGAGAGGGACATCCTGCTGCTCGACTCGCGCCAGTGCGTGATGCCGATGTGGGAGGACAAGATCCATCCGTCGTTCAAAGGTAGGAAGATGTGGGCAGACTGGATCTGGGGTAAGTTGACTGCAACCCCCTGAGATCGTAGCCTTCGCCCAGTCTGATAAGCGAGAAGCCTTCCACGGGAGGCTTTTTGCGTCAGGAGGAACCATGTTCTTGAACAAGTTCGCCGAAATGATCTTTACTCTCTTGCTGGCCTTCGGTGGCGAGAAGTACGCGGGCAACAGCCCCTACTCCTTCGAACTGGTGCCGGCGTGCGGGACGGACAAGACCGCTCCCGCCTGCGAGCTCACGCCCCAGTGCAACATCAAGGCGTGGCGCTGCGCTCCACCTCGCTGGTCGAACGCTCGAGGAGGCTGGGTCATCGCCGAGAGCAAGGCTTCGGCTCGAGCACGCTACCGCAAGATCGCAAACTCCATCGCGAGAGTCAGCTTCCTGCACGCCCGCTGTCGAGACTCGTACGGCACCGTGCTCGAGGACTGCACCCCGAGTGGCTGGCCCGAGGGACCGCGCTCGCTCGCCATGGTGGCAGCGACGACGGCTCTCTGGGAGTCCGGTCTGCGGGAGGACATCATGTTCGGCCACGCTCCCATGGGCCGAGGAGCGATGGGCGAGACGTGCATGATGCAGATCATGCCGAACCAGATCCGGCAGTTCGCCAAGTGGATTCCCGCCGAGGAGCTCAAGGTCTACGACAAGCTGCCCTTCGGCCGGGAGCGCTCCGAGTGGGACGAGAAGTGGGCCAAGCGGATGCTCGGGGACTCCGACGCGGCTCTCGACGCCTGCTTCGACGTGGGCATGCGCGCGCTGTCCCGAGCTCGCTGGTCGTGCGCCAGCCGCAAGGGCGGGAGCTGGCCCTACAAGATGTGGTCGATGTACGGCACCGGGTCGAAGTGCTCGAGCTACGGCATCCACGACGACTTCGCGGCCAAGCGCCAAGGCACCTACTACCGCATGGTGGGCTACCGGCCGGCAGCTCAGAACCCGCCCTCCGAGACCGTCCCCGAGCGCAAGCCCGAAAAGACCGCGCACAGGTAAAACTCCCTGCTTCGGGAGTTTCCTCCTCGAGCGCGGCCGCGTTCTTGACAATCAGCCCGGCAGCTACATCTTGGGAGCATGATCGAATCCCTCGAGGTGCTCGCCTCGCTCGCAGCTCCCACGCCGCCCGGATACAAGTACGCCAACATCGGCCAGTACCTCCTCGACCACGGTAGAGACTGGCCCTCCCGCCCGATGTACGACGACGAGCTCGCCTGGCTCTTCGAGGTCATCGACTCGTACGGACACCGGTTCCAGCGGCAGCAGTGCTACTTCAACGCGCAGATCCTGGTCCTGCATGCCAAGAGGTTCTACACGGGCAGCGCGCTTCGGTACGTCGAGGGCTACGTCACCTGCGCAGCCTCGCAGGGGCTCCCCATCCTGCACGGGTGGATCCAATTCCAAGGTGCCGTCATCGACCTGACGATGAGACAGGAGAAGCTCAAGCGAAAGAGCTGCGTTCACAACAACCGCCTGCGGGACCGGGTGCTCGGCGAGTACCGTCCGGACCGCTGCTACTTCGGGCGCGAGTTCTCCAACCAAGAGGTGCTCGAGCGGCTCCTTGAGTTGGGGTATGCCGGCTCCCACCTTGACGACATGGAGCGCGGATACCCTTTATTCAAAGAGGTTTCAGAAAAAGATCAAAAAAGATCATCCTCTGCTTGACAATCCCTGGCAGTGTGTTATCTTCTAAACATGAAGACGATGCCTGAAGAGATCGAATCCCCGATGTCAGGCAAGGAGTCCACCATGGAAAAAGCACTCATCGCAGAGATCCCCTCCTTCACCAACCCCAACAAGGTCTACCAAGTCCGACGCGGCGCGGACGGGGTCTTCTACTGCACGTGCCCCAACTGGCGGTTCCAGAAGAAGAGCCCCATCGCCCGCAAGCCTTGCAAGCACATGCGCAAGGCGGGCAGGATGGTCGCCTCGGGAGGCTCGTGCGAGTGTCACTGACAAGGACGCGCCGGTTGCTGCCGGCTAGTGAGGGTGGCGAGATCCTCATGAAGAAGCGGGGTAGCACCCGCGAAAAAAGCCCCGGACCTCGGAGAGGTCGTTGCCTGGGTGGCAGCGTCAGGGAACCCCGGTGGAGGCCACACGGAGCTACGCTCCATAAGGCCGGCGAAACCAAGATCCCACCACCCACGACGGTCCGGAGTCGGTCGGTTGGAAGTCGAGCCTCGGTGCCCACTGAATTTGCTGGACGGACGACCACAAGCAGGTTCGATTCCTGCTCGGGCCACCACAGTCGCAGCTTGAGGGAGACGCCTCGAGTAGCCTTGCTCTCCGACCCTCGGGAATCTCAACCTAGAGGGTCTAAGGATCCAGGGGAGAACCGTAGGGGACGCCCACGCGGTAGCTGCTGAGGCGCCTCCCTGAAGCTGCGAGACCAAGAGAGGAAAGAGACATGATCAAGGCAGCATTCGACCGACTACGCAACCACGGCTTCATCGCCCGTCCCGGCCTCAAGGTCGGACACAACGACGCGACCGCTGCCATCAGTGAGCGTGCCGTCGAAATCACCCAGAAGGGCTACCAGGTCCGAGGGTGCGTGTTCTTCACGGAGGACGCGGTCAAGAACCGGACGCCTGACGGTGGCTACCCCATCTGCTTCGGCCCGGTCCCCACCCCGAACGGGGTCATCGGCTTGCCCTACGAGCAGTGCGGCAAGATCATCGTCGAGACGTTGCTCAAGTGCGGCGTCTACGCGGTGTGGGACGGCGAGCCCGACCACGCCATCATCGTGAAAGAGAACTGATGCCCCTGCGCGTCCTTCTCGAGCACCGCGCTGTCACCCCTGACGGCTCCCCCGGCATCACCAAAGATCAACTCTGTCTGGACGGCAAGGACTTCGTCATCCGGTGGGGCATCGACTCGCAAGGCCCCGAGCTCACCGAACGCTTCGGGGACGCGGTCACTGCCTTGCACGAGTGGTACGTCTTCCCTCGAGCGAACGAGCTCCTCAACAAGAAGGCGACCCGCACCTTCCGCCGCTTCCGCCGCGAAGTGCTCGAGAGCATCCGGCCGTCCCAGTGACGATTCTTCTTGACAATCACAGCCCATGTGATATGTTATAGGTAACAGGGCCAGCTCATAGCCCGCGCCACGGTGGCGCAAGTCGAGCAGAAAGGTTTCAACATGTGGATTTTCACCCCGTGGGCATTCTTGAGCGTCGTGGCGCACCGAGACAAGCCGAACGTCTGTCTGGTCCGAGCCCGCGCCAAGCAAGACCTCGTGGACTTCAAGAAGAAGTACTGCCGTCGACTGGGCAAGATCTGGTTCAACGGCAAGGCCGACTACCCGTGGCGAAGCGAGTGCGGCAAGAAGGCACTGGCGAACGCCATGCGCAGGGTCGTCGGAGACATCGACTACACGAACTTCAAGAACGAGGTCACGCGTGAGTCGGGACACTGGCGGCACGACGCGTACATGGACGTGTGGAGCGACATGCGCCGCGCGCAGTCGAACGGCAAGCTGGACGGTTCCTACGAGCGGAGCTTCGACCAGGCGACCGCGAACCGTGCGAACGTCTCGCGCATCGTCTCGGGCCCCACCTACCCGAACCATCAGACGAGCTTCGAATTCGGCCGCGAGGCACCCCCGAGCCGGTTGTTCCCCGACGTCGAATTCGAGGACGACTCACAGTGGTGGGACGAGCACGACCAGTTCGTCGCCGCGCAACTCGAGCGGCGCGAGCGCGAGGAGCTCCCCGAAGGGACCGACGACATCGTCGAACCGGATCCGGACGACGGCTTCGACGTCTACTCGGGGAAGCTCGACGACATCTTCGACAAGTACGGAAGCAAGGGCGGCAAGAAGCGTAGCAAGCCTTGACAATCACGTCCCGTGCGATATGTTAGGCGCATAGGGGACAGTACATGTCAAACAAACCGAGGCCCGAATACCTGCGCGGCCGGATGCTCCTGACCGGCGTCATCATCGGCGCCTGCTTCTACTCCAACCTACGTGGGTTGATCACCGACATCATGGGCAAGGAGCGGTGGAAGGAAGCCATCGACGTGCTCTGGATCGACTCCAACTACTCCAAGGCAGCCGATCATGAGGACGCCCGATGAGCAAGGTGTGCCCGAGCTGTCTCCAGCCCCGCCAGCCCGCGAAGAAGGCGCCCACCGTCCAGGCCCTCAAGCGCCAGCTCACGAAGCTCAAGCAGGAGCAGGGCTCGCTCGAGGACGCGCTCAACGAGAACCTGGCCAGTCAAGCCCAGCTTGAACAAGCCCTGTGGAAGAGGAAGTCATGAGACATCTGAGTCGCTTCGAAGTCTGGACGTCCTGCATCGACGAGGACGGGGTCGTGTGGAGCAAGAAGATGTGCGAGGTGCGCCTGCCCCAGGAACAAGAGCACGCCTCTGCTATCCAGTTCCTGAACGACCACGAGGCCGGGTTGCTGCCCGAGGGAGAAGAGGTCCGGTGCGAGCCGCTCCTGTCTTTCTGCTTCCGGATCAAGGCCCGGCACGACTTCGCCTTCGACTTCATCCTCGTAAGTGAGGCCAGTGCGGGCGGGAGGCAGGGATGAAGCTCAAGAGGATGCTGGCCGAGTACGCCCACGGCGCCTGGGCTCATTGGATGCGCCACCTCTTCAAGGTGAGCACGCTCAACGAGGACGGGACGGTCACCATCCCCAAGCGCAAGGTCGACCTGTGGAAGGGTCAGATCGAACGGCCCTTCGAGAAGCTCACGGGCAACGAACAGAGCTCGGACTTCGACGAGGCCCACAAGATCCTGATCGTCGTACGCCGTGCCGAGAAGGCCCTGAAGGCGCAGCACTACCCCGTGAAGGCCGTCTACCGCATCAAGGGCCGAGGGCTCGTCGTGTCGGTGGGAGCGCGTTCTGACACCGACCTCGTGCCGCCAGGGGCCATCCTCAAGAGCACCACCGGCCAGCTCTGGAAGCTGAGCTTCATCGAGGTAGGGGGCAAGAACATCGGACTGGGTCTGGCGCCGCTGCTTCCTCCACAGAAGGACCCCGAACCGGGCGACACGCTGCACATGATCTGATGCGCAACTTCTTCATCGATCCCGGCTGCTGCAAGCGCATGCAGACCGACCAGGCCATCCGGCTGTCGGTCGCCGAGGACATCATCGACAACAAGCCGCTCGAGGACTGGTTCCCCAAGTGGGTGCTGGACACGAAGCGAGGAGCTGCGGCCCCGAGCTTCTGCCCGTACTGCGGCAAACTCCTGCCTGGGATCGAGCCTCGAGACAACCCGCCTTCTCCCATCTACGTCCCGCTCAACGGACTGCTCGACTGCGCGACGTGCGGACAGAAGCCCTTCGACTGCAAGTGCTGGCCGCCCGAAATCAGATGGAAGGTCAGGTGGCGCAAGAAGGTGCTCGAGCGCAGTCGCGACGTTCTCGGCCGGGCCGTGCTCACCTTCTTGGCGGGGCCGCACAAGGAGCCATTCCGGATGTTCGAGGACATCGTCGGGGGCTCCGAGCGTCTGTGGTTCGGTCCCCGGAACAAGGAACTGCCCATCACCCACGACCAGGTCTTCCGTCTGGTCGGGCATCTCAACAACTGGCTCCGGACGGGGAAGCTATGAGCCACATCCGCCACATGGACACCAGCCTCGACACCAACCTGAAACGCCAGCTACGGCAGGAAGTTTTCGACTTCGTGAACCGGTTCTGCGAACTGATGCGCGACCACGAGGACGCCCGGAAGTTCGAGGACATGTTCGTGTACAACCTGACCTGTTACATGGGCCGAATGCGCGACGGGGAGGACCGGAGCGCCGCGCCCTTCAAACGTGAGCTCGAGCGCGTGCTCGAGAAGTTGGAGGACTTGAATGGAAACCAAACGACCGACGATTCCCGAGGCTGAGGAACTGCTCGACCGCTACTTCCCAGTCTTGGACCACGGGTTCGTCGCCCTGAAGGACTACATGGGCGGGGACGGTGCCAACGAGGAGGCAGCTCGGACGAGCTACCGGGCCAAGCCCCGCAAGAAGAGCGACACCGAGGGGCTGCTCCGGTACATGCGGCGCAACCGGCACACGTCACCGTTCGAGATGACCGAGATCAAGTTGCACTGCGGCATGCCGCTGTTCGTGGCCCGTCAGTGGGTGCGGCACCGCACGGCATCGCTCAACGAGATGAGCGGCAGGTACTCCATCATGCCGATGGTGTTCTACACCCCCGAGCCGCAGCACATCCTCCGTCAGAGCAAGACGAACAAGCAGGGCCGGGACGGTGGGCTCAAGACCGAGGAGATCAACGACTGGACCAAGGGTCTGTGGAGCAACCGGAAGGACACGCAGAACCTATATGAGTGGGCCACCGCGAACGACTTCGCCAAGGAGCTCGCGAGAATCGACCTGCCGCTGAGCACGTACACGCACTGGTTCTGGAAGATAGACCTCCACAACCTGCTGCACTTCCTGGGGCTCCGGTGCGAGGAGCACGCCCAGTGGGAGATGCGGCAGTACGCCAATGTCATCGCCGGGATGACCAAGCGGCTCGCGCCCATCTCGTTCCAGGCGTGGCTCGACTACCAGTTCGACGCGGTCACCTTCAGCCGGATGGAGATGGAGATCATCCGGCAGGGGTTCGAGGTCACCAAGCTGGGGGTCCGCTCGCCGGTCGTCTACGGGACCGACCGCCCTGCCGAGGAGTGGAGCCTCAAGGAGCTCGAGCGCATCCTCGGCACCCAGCGGGAGGTCGAGGAGTTCCTCGGCAAACTCCGTGAGTCGAGCAGGACCGACTTCATCCTGAACATGAGCAAGGCGCTCGAGCCCGAGCACTTCGAACAGATGTGGAGGACATGAGATGGAAAACTCCGAACTACAGAAGCTAGAGATCAAGGGCGATCCGAGGGAGTTTGCACGGCGGCTCTGCGAGCCGTTCTTCGAGACGGGAGCCGAGACGGTCTGGGTCTCGAGTTGCTGCGGCCGCGCCTTCGCCGGCCTCGAGCCTGCCAAGCTGTGCCGCGCCTGCCAGAAGAAGCCGACCAACACCCCGTGCACTTCGCTCGAGCACGCCCAGGATCTTTTCGCAGCTCTCGCCTCCTGATGTGATACAGTGATCGGCGAGGCTCGTTCCTTGCCTCCGCCCATCGGTTCCAGGGTTACTGCCCCCACCCCCCTCGCCCTGTCGTGCCGATGGGCATTTTTCGCCTTGTTTCCTAGGCGTTCAAGAAAAGATCAATAAAAGATCAGTTCTGCCTTGACAATCGCTTCCTATGTGATATGTTCTAGGTATGAGCAACGCGGGCACCACCAAAAAGGTCCAGGGGACGCCCTTCAGGGTGAGTGGTGAGAAGGCTGGGGTCGGCTCCCAGGCTCGCGGCCAAGGACAGGACACCGAGGAGACAACATGACCACTTCCACCACCATCGAGATCGACCGCTACGCCACCATCCAGCTCGACGAGTACGAGCTCCCGGTCCTGGTCCTGGTTCCCGAGGAAGGCATCCACCGGGACGCGGACGCGGACCTGGTCATCCTCGAGGTCGAGTGCGACTGCTACGGGTACTACGAGCCCGCTCGACTCTCCGGTCCCCCCGAGGACTGCTACCCCGAGGAGTACGACTTCGAGATCTCGAACGTGCGTGTCGAGGGCTACCCCGACTTCACGGCGCGTGACCTGACCGAGACCGAGGAGCGCTGGATCGAGGAGCGCTTCTTCGACGACATGAACGAGGCGGCGTGCGACGGGCCCGACTACGAGCCCGACTATGACGACTACGACGACTACAACTACAACGTCGATGCGGACTGTGGAGGGTGAGATGGGGTTCTTCAGCTACCTTTGCGAGTGTTGCGGCCACCCCTTGCTGAGCAAGGAGGCCACCTGCGCCGTGACTGAATGGATGAAGGACGCGGTCATCGTCTCCAACCGGGGCGAGGTCGCCATGGGCGAGTACGACGGCTACGGGCGCGTCGGCTACGAGAGCGAGAACTCCTACAGCGGGACCTGCTACCACAAGGCGTGTTGGGAAGCGGCCGGCAAGCCCGGCTACACCGGTCCGAGCATGCACGCCCGCGACCAGGGGTGGTTCTTCAACGACGGGGACCACGACATGGCTCCCCCAGGCCACCCCGACCCCGAGGGCTATCTCGAGCGCACGCGCCGCCAGCGGGTCGCCGACAGGGAGGCGCAGGAGCTCAACGAGATCAACGCGTGGTTCTACGACGCGCACTACCACGTCTGCGAGGACCCCGAGTGGCTGCCCAACTGGCTCGAGGACGAGCAGAAACACGCGGTGAAAGAGCTAGAAGCGATGCACGGACAAGAAAAGTGATCTTTCTTTCGACTTCCTCTTGACAATCCCCTCCCATGTGATATGTTGATGGATGTGAGCAACAGCAACCCCACGGAGAACGCCATGAACACCGTCTGTTTCGCCTCCGACTCCGAACTGGACCGAGCCTTCGAGATCGCCGACCGTCGCGACAGTGCCGACGAGGCGAGCTGCGAATTCTCGGAGGAGCAGCTCAACGCGGCTTTCTTCCTGGTCATGGAAGGGCGCCCCGCAACCGACACCCGGATCGTGATTGGCGACCGAGCCTTCACGACCACGACCGACGACGAGGGTCGCCCCGTCGTCACCGAGGAGCGAGTCTGATGCCCCCATCCCGCAAGCCAGTCATCACCGAGGAACAGATCGACAAGACCATCCTCGACCTGATGAACGGGGAGAGTGAGATCCCCAAGGGAACCGTCCTTGCCCTGATGCTCTTGTGGGACACCGTCGAACCGATGCCCGAGGACGAGGACGACAAATGAGCTACGAGCGCTCGAGCATCGACGAGCAAGCAGCCGCCTACGAGGCGTGGAGGGACAGCGAGATGGCGCAAGGCAAGTACAAGACCGAGCACAACGGGGCGAAGAACGGTGGGGGCGGCTACGGCTACCGCCACGAGGTCAAGGCCGCCAGCAAGAAGCTGCGCCGCGCGGCCGACAAGAAGGAAGCCCGCAATGCCTGATTTCACCATCGAGTCCTTCTGGATGTGCGGCTCCAACGAGCTCTGGGAGGCGGAGGTCACCTCCTCGAGCGGGAAGGTCTACACCGTGCGCTTCGCACCGACCTTTGACCCGGAGACCCTCACCTCCCACGGCTTCTCGTGCACGTGCCCCCACTGGCAGCACCGGCTCAAGAGCAAGGGTGGCGAGTGCAAGCACATCGAGCGTGCCAAGAAGCTGCACTGCGGCTGGCACGAGAACTACGGGGGCGACGGTCCCGGCGAGCCGATCGAGGGTGTCGTCGTGAAGGGCCCGAGCTTCGACTCAGATGGCCCTTCCTGCCCCCGCTGCGGGGGTCCGACCCGTGCCGTCCTGTGCGCGGTGTGAATTCCTCCTGAAGGCCGTCAGAAGCCTTGACAATCGGGCGTCTACTTGCTATAATGGTAAAAGGAGGTAGAGAGATGACCGTTAGCCACGAAGAGTTCAAGAAGATCGCGAAAGAGTTCGCCGAGATGGTGCACGAGGTGCACGGGTGGACCTACAACTACAGGATGGTGAAGATGGGAGTCCTCTTCTCCGAGAAGGGCGAGGTCCAGTACCAGCTCATCTTGGGGTCCTTCACCACGAGGGCGTGTGCCTCCTTCGAAGAAGCAGTCAAGCAGCTCAGGGGTTTGATCGAAGTCAAAGAAGAAGAGGATGACGGCTACTTCGGTGATGACGACGAGGATGATGACGAGGACGACGACTGAGATGGAATCGAACCTCCTGAAACGCCTCGAGCTCGCGGCCAAGTGCCAGAAGTGGCTCACGGAGCCCATGGACAAGGCAGAAGCCGATCGCACGCTGCGCGAGGACTTCGTCGCGTGGCTGGCCGACGTCAAGGAGCTCATGGCCCTGACGCTCGCCGACGAGGACGAGATCACGAACAAGGCCGCGACCCTGCTCGACGTGCTGGAACCCCACATGCACTTGCTCGAGGGACCGGACATTCACGGCGCGCTCGAGGCTCTGCGCGAAGAGACGGGCGAGCGCATCGTGGCCTGGGAAGAGCACCAGAAAGATCAAGACGACCATGCCAAGCATAGTGATTGAAGAAGACGGCACCATCGACATGCGGTTCACCGACGACCCCGTCTGCAAGTGTTGCAACTCGTCGATGCTCGAGATGACCCCCGAGGTCCGCGAAGAAGAGGAGTGGGAGGGCTTCATGTGGCCCAAGAACACGAAGTGGTACTGCGGGCAGTGCCAACTCGTCGTGCTCGAGGGCGAGCCGGCGCACCATCAGAGGTACGTGGAATTCTTCTCGAAGGGCGGGGTGAACCAGGCGGAGCTGCGTGACTAGGGCTTGGCCGTGCAGTCGTGGCGCTGCTCACACTTCGTTATGTGGGCAATGCACGCGGGGTGCAGGTCGACCCCGTTCTTCTCGGCGTTCCGGAAGACGTCGGGACAGGAAACTCCCCCCGGCGTGTCCTCCCAGAGGTTGCGGCCGTCCCTCGAGACGCACTTCAGTTCCTCGAACTTCGCGCAGGCAGCCTCGGCCGGATCGCCGTCGACAGGCGGGTCGGGCTCATACGGTTGGTCAGGCTCGACGGGAGGCTTCGGCTGCGGGGGCGGGCAGCCCACGAGCAGCAAAGCGAAAACTCCCAGCACGAGCAGTCGGACGTAGTTCTTCACCATCACGGCACCACGAAATTCTGGGCGAACTCAACCGCCCACCAATCGGTCGCTTGCGACCAGTTGACCCATTCCCACGACATGCGGAAGAAGCCGCCGGGGAGTTTACCGGTCGGGTCCGGAGAGCCCCAGTGCTTGCCCCACGAGTTGATGACCCAGAGGCCATCGGTGTCGTAGGCGACGCCGCACATCATGTGCCTGCCCTTGTTCCCTCGAGGGGGCTTGAGCACGTCCGTGATGCGTCCGTTGCGGTAGTCTTGGAAGTCCTGGTCGACGACGGTGCCGAAGACCACCGGGTGACCCTTGGCGATGCACTGACGCACCTCGTTGTCACGGCCGGTCAGACCCCAGATCATGTAGTAGCCCTCGAGCCACTTCTGGTCGATGGCGCCAGAGGTCGCGTCGAAGTCGGGCTTGTCGTTGACTCGTCCCTCGTCGAACGGCCAGAGCGTCTCCTTGCAGAAGCCCATCCCGGCTGCGGCCTTCCAGGCTTCTCGAGGGATGCAGCCGAAGTCCCGCGTGTGCGAGCCGTTGCGGTGGCGTGTGTGCCAGTAGCCGAACAGCCTCGACATGGGGATGCGCTTCGAGATTCCACGGATGCCCAGCCGCACGAAGTGCTGCTGCTGCATCGCGTTCCACACGCACGACGACGTGATGCCTTGATCACGAATCCACTCGACGAACCGGAGCCAGTTGTAGTGCTCGGTGGGGACCGAGGCTCCGAACTTGGAGCCGAACAGCGCGGTGTCGTCACCAACCGTCTTGAGGTCCCGCTTGTCTTCGGGAGACGGTATGTACCCGAAACCGGGCATCGCTCACTCCCCCTTCTTCTCGGGAGCGTGCGCGGCGGCGTTGCAGGTGCCAGCGCGCTGCGCGGCTGCGGCCGCGTGTCCCGCGAGGATGGAGTCGATGAAGGGCCTGAGCTGCTCTTCGGTCTCGCATACGTCCTTGACCGTGAGGCCCGCCTGGGTGGCGTACAGGGCGCAGGCGTTGCGTGCCAGGTCGAGCACGGTCTTGGCCTGCTCCTTCTGGATGGCACCGCAGCCCGACAGGGACAGCAGCAGGATGAGGGGGATGAGCTTTTTCATGGTTCGTCCTTTTCTTTGAGCTTGTCGCCAGCCAGCTTCTCGGCGACGTCCACGGCAAGTTTCGCTTTCTCGGGCAGTACCTCCTTGGACTTCTCTGCCTTGCCCGAGATGAGCTGCGCAATAGCTTTGACGGCCTTGACCGGGTCAACGCCGATGGCACGGAGGAACTTGATCACGGCAGCGAGCCGGGGGTAGTTCATGCCGAGCTCGACCCAACCCTCGGGAGTGCGCGTACGCAGGAGCGAGTTGATGACGGCCGACAGGACGAGCCACAGCGTAGCCAGCACCATGACGCCGTGTTCTTCCCAGAATTGCATGATCGGTTCCATTGATCCTCCTTGGCCTGAGCATACCCGAGGCGACCGGATTAGACAATCCACATGGTAGTGTATATTATGGTAGGAGACATGGAGCAAAGATCGCTCTTCACCAATGATCAGTTGAAAGGTCCCACCGGAACGCCAGTCGTACAAAGGCTACGCGAAAAGGCACTGGAATGCCACGGGTGCAACCTGTGCCGCTCGAGGAAGAAGGTCGTCTTCGGCACCGGCCTCGAGGACAAGGCGAAGATCGCGTTCGTCGGCGAGGGGCCCGGCCGCAACGAGAACGAGCTCGGCCAGCCGTTCATCGGCAACGCCGGAAAACTCCTAGACCGCATGCTCAAGGCCATGGGGGTCGCTCGAGACGAGGTCTACATCTGCAACGTCGTGTGTTGCTGGCCCCCGAACAATCGCAAACCCGCTCCGGACGAAATCGCGGCGTGCAGCTCTTTCCTGAGCGGCCAGCTCAGGGCGGTGGACCCGAAGGCCATCGTGGCGCTGGGGGCGACGGCAGCCCAAGCCCTGATTCGATCCAACAAGAGCATCAGTGACCTGCGCGGAAAGTGGTACCAGTGGGAAGGAACACCCCTCAGAGCGTCCTTTCACCCTGCCTACCTCCTGCGTGACCACACCAAGAAGAAAGACGCGTGGACCGACCTCCAAGCCGTCATGGAGAAGATCGGTCTCGTGCCCCCCGAATGAGGAGACGATGTCGAACGCTGCTGCAAACCTGGACCCCGTACGCTGCATAGGCTGCGGGAAAGTCATCGAAGTCGGAGACGAGAGCTTCCAGATCAACTCTGGGACCTTGTCCGCGAGCCGCCGGAAGAAGCTCAAGCTCGAGGACGGTGTCGAGTACGGACTCATGCACTCGGACTGCTTCCACCGGGCCATGGAGTCACCGGACGCGGCGCTCGCCGAGATCCGTCGGATCGCCGACAAGAAGTGAGCACCCGGCACTACAACGACAAGATGGCAGACAAGGCAGTCTCCGCAATCCTCCGCGAGCTCGCGAACAAGGTCGCGTCGATGGGCCACAAGCCCGGCAGCGTGCAGTTCGACGTGGAGCTCCGCCAGCTCCGGGTGAACAAGTGCAAGGAGTTCCAGGTGGTGGACTCGTGCGAGGAATGCCGGGCGTTCGACTCGTGCGAGCTCATCAAACTCCACTTACGGGACCTGCGCTACGGCGTGCCCGTACCCGTGCCCCCGAAAGATCAAGATCCGTGATAACCGCTATCATCTGCGCGAGCCTGGGAGTTTTCGTCGGCTTCTGGCTCGGGGTCGCCGGGGTCAACGCTCTGTGGCGGCGAGCTCGAGAGCGTGAGGCTCGAGAGCGGGAGCTCGAGCACTCGCACTGTCTGCGCATCGGCGAGGACAAGTACGAGATGCTCGCGAAGTGGGCCGACCTCAACGGGTTGTCTCCCGACGCGTGGGCAGCTCGGACGCTCCGCGACGCCATCCCGGCCGCCATCCGGAAACAGTCGCTCGCCCGCTCCCAGGTCGTGGGGCAGGCTTTCCGAGCGTTGGACCAAGCAGAACGAGGGGCCAGGCACGAGCTCAAGCCCCGGAACGAGGTCGAGATGAGTCTCCAGAAGATCGAAGTCACCGGACACCCCTGCTTCCACCTGTCCGGAGAGAAGCCGCCGAACTTCACCAAGGACCAGTGCCAGGGACTCTGCACCCACGCGAACCAACGCGGCCGCGTTTGCTTCTTCGCGCCGGCAGCCGCCAAGCACTGCGAGTACTTCAAGGCGAAAGTCATCCCGGCTCAACGCAAAAGCGCTTGACAATCCCACGGCACGTGTTACGTTGACAGCATGGTTGGGCAAGGGCCGCATTCCGCCGCCACGCCCGAAGGAGACTGCATGTCTGACACACTCGCGCAACTGAAAACCCTCGCGGAGAGCCGAGCGTTCTCTGCCTCCCCCGCAACCCTGTCGGCCGAGCAAGCCGCGACCGCGTACACGCTTTTCGACGCGCTCGAGAAGTTCGCCAAGGCACGCAAGGCGCAGCTCAGGGTCCTGCTGCTCGCCTTCGCCGAGAGCAACGGGACGGCCACGGAGAAGGGAGGGCAGGAGTGCAACGTCGGCTCCGGACGTGTCGTGCGCGAACGTCGCCGCTCCACCGCTCCGGACCCCGAGGGCATCAAGAAGCTCTTGACCGACGCACAGCTTCCGGTCACCGAGGCGTTCGAGGAGATCAAAGTCCTCGAGCTCTCGCCTTCGAAGGTGAAGTACCTCATCGAGACGGGCAAGCTGGACGGCGCCAACGTCGAAGCGCTGCACGCTATCACATGGGCGCTGCGCGTGTTCCCCAACAAGACCCTGAAGGAGGGGCTCGCCTTCCTCAACCCCAAGAAGCTAGAGTCATGAAGGGATTCCCAGTCGAGATCCTGAACCGGATCCAGACGAAGGACGGCGCCGACGAGTTCGCGACCAAGATGCTCGAGCTCGTCACCGAGTCGTTCGCCGAGGAAGGTGACGTCACGCCTGGCAGCATGATCCTGCACACCGTCGACCCCACCACGGGCGAGGAGCTCGACCACATCAAGCTCGCGCTGCTGCTGCCCGGCATGGAGGACGAGGACACCATCCGCAGCCCGAGGCACGACGCGAACGTGCGCCGGTTCATCCGGCAGGCCAAGGCGATCGGCGTGTTCCAGGTGCAGATGATGCTCATGATGCCCGACGAGTCCGAGTCGCTCACGGCCGACCCGAACGTCAACGACCTCATCGACCTGGCAGAGGGCTCGCAGATGGTCTGCGTCTTCGTCTACTTCGAACACCTCCGGACGGGCGTGCGGATGTGGACTTCGCAGGTCATGGAGCCTGACTCCGACAAGCCCTCCCTGACGACCTTCGAGCCCATCACGGCAGACCCCCGCGCCTTCCCCAAGTACCTCACGTTCTACGACTGAATCCTCTTGACAATCGGTTACCAGTTGTTATTGTGGCAGCATGACAACGAAGACCGAGCACATCCCCATCAAAGAGTTCCAGCCCGACCCCGTCAAGTTCGTCGACATGTACGGACTGCACGACATCTACGAGGGCTTGCAGTTCGAGGCCCCGCTCATCTGCGTGGGGCCCAAGGGTATCGGCAAGACGCTCTCCTTCCAGTCGTGGGCAGCCAAGATCAAATGCCCGATCGTGACGTTCGACTGCTCCGAGGACGTGAGGAGAAGCCACCTCATCGGCATGTACGTCCTGCGCGGTGACCAGACCCCGTTCATCCTGGGGCCGATCCCGACCGCGTTCGAAATCGCGAACGAATATGGCATGTGCATCCTGGCTTTCGAAGAGGTCAACGCGTTGACCCCGCAGATGCAGAAGGGGCTCAACTCGGTGGCCGACTACCGACGCAAGGTCGAGGTCCCCGAGTGCCAACGCGTCTTCAAGCTCAAGCCGGGGGCGAGGTTGTGGGTCGTGGGCAGCATGAACACCTCCGTCTACGGAGGGGTTTACCAGTTGAACGAAGACCTCAAGAGCAGGTTCCGCCTGCTCGCCCTGGACTACCCTAAGCCTTCGAAGGAGAAGGAAGTCGTCCAAGCCGTGCTCAACGGCAACGCTTCGAAGCTGGACTCGGGTATCATCGACAAGGTGCTTCTGTTGGCGCACGAGACGCGCCAGAAGACGCTCGAGTACGCCCTGAGTACGAGAGACGTGGTGCAGCTTCTGGAAGACATCGCCGCGCTCGACACCCAGACGGCGTTGCGCATCGTCATCGGCAAGTTCGACGACTCGGACCGCGACACCATCGTCCAGCGGATCCAGAGCATCTTCGGTGTGCAGCTCGCTGCCAAGCCTCAGAAGAAGTCGAAGAAATGAGAACGATTGGCCGCAACCAAGTACCGACCGAACCCGACGTGGACATCGACCCCGACAACATCGACCTGACGAAGCTCGATCAGGTGGGGCGCTACCACAACATGAAGTCGGTGGCCTACAAGACCACGGACCTGTTCGGGAGCATCACGAAGCGAAGGCTCTGGCTCAAGGAGTGCGCGGACGGCCAACAGACCACGGACGGCAACGAGATCCGGTTGTGCTTCGCCAACCCGAATTTCTACCTGCACCTGGAAACACAGCTATCGCACGTCCTGTTCCGCACGGACGTCCGAGCGCAGAAGCAGTTCACGAAGGAGTACACGGCGAAAGTCGCCTCGGTTGCCAAGAAGCTCGGCACACCGATCAGCGCGGACGCGATGAGCACCGGCATAGGTTCCCTAGCCAGGACCCTCGAGTGGCACCGCGTCTCTTCGCTGTGGGAGAGGCTCTACCCTGGAAGCACCGAACTGATCAACGGGATCAGACGCGACACGTACAAGTCGCTCCGGGTAGGGAGCTCCGCTCACGACGGCATCCTGACCTTCGCCCTGGCTCTGCAAGTCTTCGGTGACGAGGTTCCGGAAGGGCCGATGGACAAGTACCGTGACGCCCTGACCGAAGCCTTGGACCGGGTGCGGGAGCGAGGGCCCGTCGCTTCGCTCGTGGTGAGCAAGTGGGTCGTCATGCGACTCGTGGACCGCATCATCGAAGAGCACAGGAGCGAGGCTTCCGCCGACGCTACGTCCCCTATAGGCGCTCCGGACCCCGACTGCGACTGCGACAACCCAGGCGGCAACAAGCCGCAGGAAGGGGCCTCCCAGCCCCAGAACAAGGCAGGCCCGGAGGCGGGCAAGCAGAGGGCGCAAGCGCTCAAAGACCTGGTTGACCAGATGGGTGACCCGCCCGTGACGCCCGACAACATGGCGAGCGAGAGCAAGTACCGGGGCAGTCAGAGCAGCGCTCTGTCGAACCAGGCGCTTCAGGCCGACGTGGGCAACGACGACCGGATGGAGTCCATGCTCCGGAGCAGCGGCGCCGGCATGGACGAGATCGTCAAGCAGGCGCTTCAGGCAATGAAGCAGCAGATGACCGGCGACCAGTGGCTTCAGAAGGATGCCATGGCCCGCATCCGGTTCATCGACTCCTCGGACGACCACCGGGGAAGGGCCGAGCTCGACCACGAGGACTTGGTGACCATCAACCGTCTGCGCGCGATGTTCTTCAGGGTGATGGGCAGGACCAAGTACGGACTACGCGACACGGGAACCGAGATCGACATCCCTGCCTATCTCGAGGGACGCATATCAGGCATCCCTACCCCCTGCTTCCGCAACGAGGACCGGGGCCAAGGCTTTCGGGCCCTCATCCTGCTCGACCGTTCGGGTTCGATGAACGGCAACAAGACCGTGCAGTGCGAGCGTGCGGCTAGGATCATCTGCCGGGCCCTGAACTTCCCGTTCGTCCACCTGGACATCTGGGGGTTCACGTCGAAGGAAGCAGGGGAAGTGATCCTGAGTAGGTTCGACGCCCAGCGGGAGGTCTACCTCGACCGGAGCGACGGCGGCTCCGGAGGACTGACCCCGATCCACGTGGGTGTCCGACTCGGCATCAAACAGCTTCTCCAAGGCACGGAGAACAAGCAGCTCTTCGTCCTGAGCGACGGCTTCCCGACCCACATCCAACGCAGCGGACGATCTGTCTCGACGCAGCAGCTCATGCTCTTCGTCAAGACCGAGGTGCAGCGCGGCCGGTCGCAGGGAGTCAACGTCACGGGGATCATGGTCGGAGCTCCGGACTGGCACAAGCCGGGGGCGATCCATTACGACATGAGCCCCAAGCAGCTCTCGTTCATGTTCGGTCCCAAGCGCAACTGGAAGCAGATGGACCCCGCGCGCATCGGCCAAGACCTGGTGAGCGTGGTCGCCTCGAGCTTCATCGACTTTCTGAGGAACCGATGAGCGGACCCGGCATCTACACGGGCCCCAAGGGTACGTGCCCCGACTGCGGACAGGAGACGTTCGTGCGGTTGGGCTCGATGGTGAGCGAGGTCAAGGACGAGCCCTGGCACCCGTCCGACGCCTTGCTGTGGCGCATCTACGAGAGCATCGCGTCGCACGCGGGCTGGGATGCCGAACGCAAGAGGGCCACCCGCAAGGGTACGCAGTGCCCGGCGTGCGGGACCGAGAACCCGAGCAAGTTCGCTTGGCTCGCGCTCGACGGAGAGAAGGTGGGGGAGGCTCCCGAGATGCTGGCCGGCCCGTTCTGCGGATACTGCGCTCGAGCACAGAAGACCGAGTACGAGCACCAGGACGGCATCGGGGTGGACGCGCCGGTCTACTACGTACTGCTCAACGACGCCTTGCTTACGAGGGTGTGCGCGGCGGTTCGGGCCAAGAAGAAGAGCGACCCCGAGGAAACCCAGGGGTCCGAGACCGAAGGTCTGTTCTGAAATACGACCACGTGGTCGCAAAACGGAGGAAGCATGAAGCGCAAGGAACTGTCCGAGGACGACGCGAAGCTCGAGGCGAACATCGAAAAGAGTCTGAAGGACGGAGCGAAGTCGCACCGCGAGCTGCGGGCGGAACTGAAAACTTCCGAGGACGACCCAGCGCTCAGCCGCACCCTCCAACGACTCCGCCGACAGAAGCGGATCCAGATCGTCGGCGGTCGCTGGGTACTCGCAAACTTCACCCTTTGCCCGACATGTAAGGGCAAGGGGTGGGTGAAGGCGTGACGGTGCTCGACCGGAAGAAGAGAGACTTCCTCAACGGACTGCTCGAGCACGCCCGCAATCACCTGTACCGGGTAGCCGGCGAGCTCACGGCCGACGACCCAGATCACACGGACATCTGGGAGCTTGCCGAGCGGGTCGAGAAGGTCCGAGTGCGGATTTACCGACGTTGTAAGGGGTGCGGACAACAGGGCTGACATCGGCTCGCGACCATGGCAGAACGATAGGTCCGTTCGACCCGACACCGACACAAGGAAAGGGGGCTCGATGCATCACGGCGAGTACTTCATCAAGCGTGACTTCGAACTGTACGACTATGGAGTCGTCGGCGCGCTCAACCCGGTCATGCTCAACCTCTACGAATTGCTCCGCAGGTTCATCTGGAGGTCGCGGGAGCATGGAGGCAAGCACTCAAGGCAGGCCCTGAAGAAGGGGCTGTTGGCGGCACGCCTGAACCGAGGCAAGCTGGCGATGTACCTCAACGTGAGTGAGCGCACCATCTCCCGACAGATGAGCGAGCTCCGCAGTCTGGGGTGGGTGGATGTATACGAACCTGAGTTGGGGGGCGAATTTGTCTACGTTCTCGGACAGCTCACCGAGGACTCCAAAGGGAGGCGGCACGAGGCTTTCTACGCTGACGCGTGGTTGAGGGAACTACGCGTTTTCATGGAGAAAAAAGCCCGGCAGGCGTACCAGTTCGCAGAAAATGAGGCGTTTTCCATACATGTACTCGACATTACAGACAGAGTAGAGCTCGTCAAGCAGTTCTCGGAGGACGGTTCGGGGGCCGACCCCAGGACACCAGTGTCTCGACCCCCAGGACACCAGTGTCTCGACCCCCAGGACACCAGTGTCTCGCCTCTTAAAGAAGAGAAGAACAAAGAAAGAGAAGACCAAAGCTTGGCCGCGAGCGGCAGTGACCCCCGAGGCGCCAGCCGAGGGGCGGGCTCGGACCCTGCCCCGCCCCCAAGTTCAGAAGAAGTTCCGCCGGCATCCTACAGTTCGGCACATCCTCCTACTTCACCTCTGACCACCAAGAAGACCCTCGAGGAGGTGGTCGCCGCCGCCAAGGAACGGACCGGGCGGCAGGTCGCCGCCAACGTCGAGAAGAGCCTCGCCAAGGACGCCCGGAGGGAGAACCTCAACGGCAAGTCCGTGAAGCCCTCCATGCAGAAGCAACTCAAGGCGTGTGAGGCCATCTGGCTTTCGGACATGCGGGACAGGTTCCCGGCTATCAAGATTCCCGCCTGGGGTCCGAAAGAGCGCGCGCAATGCAAGCAGCTCATCGAGAAATACGATGGCGCAATCATTGAGCAAGCCTTACACTACCTGATAAGCCGATGGGACGTCCTTCGCGAACGAATCTTCAAAACGACCGGCACCGTGCCGAGCGTGGGTCTTCTGTTGAAGATGCACGACGTGCTCGTGCTCGAATCCCAGGGTTGGGCGGCCGTCGAGAAGGTCGAACGCGAGTACAGGCAGTGGTTTGCGGATCACCCCCACGACGTCATCGCTCCCCCCGAATTGGAAGCCCGCTGGCAGAAGGTCCAGAAGGACGCGGAAGCCTTCGGCGGAGGCAAGTAGGACGAGGATGAATCAGGTGCGACGCTTGCGACGGACTCTAGACAGGGAGGATTTCGAAAGGATGAACCTCCCTCGCGAACTGTGGACTACGAAGGTTCAGTCGGTTCCGGAGAGCGTGCGCGACGTCATCGAACGGTACCTGATTCGCATCGACGACATGCTTCCTCGAGGAGCAGGCATGATCCTGAGTGGACCGACCGGCGTAGGCAAGACCTGCATCGGATCGCTCGTCCTGAAGGAGGCCCGCTCGAGAGGCTACACGACCTACTTCATCTCGGTCTGGGAACTGCGCGAATGCATCCGGAACCGAGTGATGTTCTCCGAGGAGCTCTCCATCCTCGACCGCTGCCGTACCGTGGACGTGCTCGTGCTCGACGGGCTCTGCGAAGATGACGGCAAGGAGAGGTTCTTCGGTTCACGCGCCATCGAGGAGCTCGTAGCGTTCCGGGGTTCGCATCGTCACGCGACGCTTGTGACCACCCGCATGGACGTGATGGGGCTTCGCAAGGCGATGAAAGGGTTCTTCGAAGCAACACAGAACTACCTGGTCATGCTCCCGGTGAACGGGCCCGACCAGCGTTGCGAGAAGAACAACGATCTGAAGAAGATGATCCTGGGCGACGGCTGACCGTTCTCAGAGGGGAGTACGAGTGCAGTGGACCTCGACTTGGCGCTAGTTTCGGCTGTGATCGCGGAGGGACCGGATGCCCTGCGCAACGTACAGGAGCTCGGAGTCCAGCACGACTCGCTCGAGGGAGAGGGGAAGAAGCTGTTCGGCTTCGTCGTCGAATTCGTCGCCCAGCACGGCAAGGTCCCGTCAACGGAACTGATCCAGGCCAAGTTCGGAGTCCCGCTCGAGCCAGTCAAGGAGCCGGCAACCTTCTTCGGCACGGAGGTGCTCAACCGCGCTCTGCACCTGGACCTGAAGAAGGGCGCGGACGGCATCATCGCGAAGCTGGGAGAAGCGCAGCCTCGAGAAGCGCTCGACCTCGTGGAGAAACTCCTTCAGGACGTGCGCAAGGACCACACGCTGGGCAGCTCTCGCATCGACTCGATTCCTCGTCTGTTCGGCGACGTCCTGTCCTACTACGACCGGGTGAAGAGCGGCGAGAAAGGCGTGCTGACACCGTGGCCGACCGTCAACGAGGAGACGTTGGGCTTCTGGCCGGAAGACCTCGCGCTATTCGTTGCTCGAGTGGGCATCGGCAAGACGTGGACGGCCAGCTTGCTCGGGCACTTCGCCTGGAAGTCGGGGCACCGTGTCCTGTTCGGCACGACCGAGATGTCGAAGATGCGGATTGCGATGCGGTTCGCGGCGCTACACTTCAAACTCCCCTACCGCGACATCCGTCTCGGCCGGCTCGACGCGTTCGAAGAGATCAAGTTCCGCAAGGGCATCAAGGAGATCATGGACTCCGAGGGGCTCTACGTGATCGGCGGCGACTTCGACTTCCGGGTGGAGAGCTACGAGGCAGCCATCAAGGAGGCCAACCCCGCCCTGTCGATTCTCGACGGCGCCTACCTGCTGAAGACGCAGGGCGCCAACCGCATCGAGCGCGCCGCCGAAGCCTTCAACGAGCTCAAGCGTGTGTGCAAGCGCAGCGAGTGCCCCAACGTCGTGACGATGCAGTTCAACCGTGAGGTGAAGGCCAACTCGGCCAGCACCGTGCAGGTCGAGAAGATCGCACTGACCGACGTCGCGTCATGGAACGCCGACTTGATTTACGGGCTCATCCAGACGGAAGACATGAAGCGCGACCGCAGGATGATTCTCAAGCCGCTGAAGGTTCGGGAGGGCGAGGGCGAGGAGTTCGAGATCAACTGGGACATCGACCACTCCGACTTCACCGAGCTCCCGAAGGCAGGCCCCCAGTCGGGCTCTGACGCGGACGACGACTTCGGCACGGGCATCGACTCCAACAAGAGCGCCGAGGTCCCGTTCTGATGGCCCGCAACACCGTACCCGTCATCGTCAAGCACATGACGGTTGCGATCATGAAGAAGGGCTACAGCTTCGACGTGGCCCTCGAGATTGCTCGAGCACGCCTGATGGAGTGGGGCTACCTGCACCGTGGCGCCGACCAGGGAGACGCAAACTCCATCCGGCTCACGTCGAAGGGAGTCAAGAAGAACCAGACCCACCTCCGCGAGAGCGGCGGTCTCCGTAAATCAATGACGTTCGACAAGTTGTTCGAGTCGGTTCAACAGCCCGAGCCGGCCGGCAAGACGATAGTGGGAGACAAAGGCACATGAGGGAAGGGGACATCGAGAGGCTGCTGTACATCCTGGGGGCAAGCGAGATCAAACCGAGTCGGGAGTGGTTGAACATCTCGTGTCCCTTCGCATCGGTCAGGCACCAGAAGGGTCGCGACCGTCGTCCGTCCTTCGGCATCCGCGTGTCGGATGGCGAGAGCCGGTTTTTCTGTCACTCCTGCGGCATCACGGGAGACATGCGCCAGCTCGTGTGGCGGCTCGCCCGGTACCGGGGCAAAGGCAACTGGTTCCGAGCTGCGGGAGACCTCGTGGGCAAGGACGGCCCCAGTCTCGCCGAGCTCGAGGCGAAAGAGGAGTTTTCCAAAGACACGGAGGCGCAGCGCTCGAGACTCGCCCGGAGCTCGTACTGGGCCTCGAGCAACCCCGAGCCGCTCCGCCGTCCGATCGACCAACTCGAGTACGACATCATCCCCGAGGAAGTCCTGCTCGGGTTCCGCGAGATGGCACCGGCAGCGGAGGCGTACCTCTTCGGCCCCAGGCGGGGTCTGACGCCCCTTTCGGTCCAGTTATGGGAACTCGGATGGCAACCGCACGCGAGGCGCGTGGTGGTCCCCGTACGCGACATGAACGGCAAGCTGGTCGGACTGTCGGGGCGAGCTCTGGACTACTTCGACAAGGTGGCGCAGGAGTGGATACCGGAGCAGCTCCCGAAGTTCATGCACGGTTCGGGTTTCAAGCGAGACAACTTCCTGTTCGGCGAGCACCTCGTGCAGAAGGGCCAGCTCGGCTACCTGGTTGAAGGGCACTTCGACGCCATCTACTTGAGGCAGGCAGGCTACCCGAACGCGGTCGCGGTGATGGGCAGTCACCTGAGTGCCATCCAGGCCGACAAGATCGTCGAGCTCCTGAGCGAGGTCATCATCGTTCCGGACGGCGACACGGCCGGTGGCGAGGCCGCCGCGAAATGGGAAGCCAGGCTCAAGGGAAGGCTACCCGTCCACGTCGCTTCCGTGTATGAGGGGCGCGACCCTGACGAGTACGACGATGAGGAACTGGAAGAGATTCTTTCGGTTGACAACCACGAGGCTGATTGTTATCCTGGCTGAAGTGACGCCCATCGTGGGTCACTAGGAACCAACAGAGGATCGCTGATCCGAGGAGATGCCATGAATTGGTACAACACTGGGTATGATGGGGTGGCGCAAGAAGAGCAACGCATCCAGGCGATGCAGGGGCCGAACCGGTTGTGGATTCCCGCCGGTAACAGCCGCGCGCTTGTGATGATCGACGACGAAGCCTTCTGCATCAAGGAGCACAACGCCAAGCTCAACGGCTCGTGGCGCAACCACCACACGTGCAACCAGGGATTCGAGGACACGTGCGAGAGCTGCACGCGACTCGGCGAGAAGTCCCGAGCCTACACGGGCTACCTGACGATGGTGGACTGCACGCTCAACGTCGACAAGAAGGGCAACAAGTACCAGTACGAGGTGAAGCTCGTAGGTGGGAAGGTCGGCACGCTCAAGAAGTGGAAGCGCAAGAAGGAAGACAAGGGCTCCCTCATCATGACCAAGTGGAAGGTCCATCGTGAGGACGACAAGAAGCCCGCTGTCGGTGACGAGTGGGAATTCGACGGACCGGTCACGGACGAGGACAAGCTGTTCGAGCTCGCCAACTACAAGGGCAAGAAGCTGAGCGACTTGTGGGACAAGGCCGAGCAGGACGAGAACGCCATGGCCCTTCTGAAGAAGGTGTTCCAGCTCGAGTTCGACACCGAGGGCAAGCTGATTCGGCGTGTCGTCCCCTTCAACTACATGGAGGTCTTGCAGCCGCGAGGCAACGCCTACGTTCGCGAGTTGCTCGGCGGCGTGAGCCGCGACGAAGCGCTCGGCAACACCGACGACAACAGCGGTGGAGGTTCCGGGGGCGCCGGGGGGAAGGAAGAGGACGTCCCCTTCTGACCGACGACAACAGACTCGGCCCGTCCCGGTTGCGGAGGACCCCCCCCCTTTCCCCGAAGCAGCCGGGGCGGGTTGTTTTTTGGGAGACTCCCATGAGCAAGCCAGTTTTCGCGGTAGTGCACATCGGCAAGGGGCAGATGGAAGCGATCCTCGAGGATCGCACCTCACGTCGAAGGAAGGTCGCTCTCCAGTGGTTCGCGAAGAACCGTGATGACCTGCCCCCCAAGGACTGGCCGGCGCAGGCTCAAGCGGAGCTCGACTTCCAAGACAGCGACAGGACCAAGGGTATCGGATGAACCTTCTCGGCATCGCCGGTAAGGCCGGCAGCGGCAAGAGCACCGTGGCGAAGGCCATCCAAGATGCCTTCCTCTGGACCCCCGTGGCTTTCGGCGACCCGCTCAAGCGCATTTGCAAGGACGTCTACCGGTTCACTGACGATCAGTTGTGGGGCCCCAGCGAGAGCCGCAACGCTCCGGACAAGCGGTACGTCCGGCAGCGGCAGGGCTCCCTCGGTTCCCACCTCGTCGGTTGGACCGACGACGGCAAGCGCATCGACGCACCTAGCCCGGTCGAGGATGTCTACCTGACTCCCAGGCACGCACTGCAACAGCTCGGTTCCGAGTGGGGGCGCGGGTGCTTCTACAACACGTGGGTGCAGTACGCTCTCGACGTCGCGGAGCAACTGCTCGTGAAGCCCTATCCCGAGGCACCGTGTATGGGCTACGACCCGAAGAAGGGCTTGTTCGTGCAGGACGAGTACCCCATCATCCGGTGTCCCGGAGTCGTCTTCCCTGACGTGCGGTTCGGCAACGAGATTGACGGCATCAAAGAGAAGGGCGGCAAGGTCGCCATCATCTTGGGCCGTGACACCTCCCTCGAGAGCGAGGGGCTCAAACACGACTCCGAGCGAGACCTGGACCCCGACGAGTTCGACTTCGTCATCCGCAACACCAAGGACTTGGACCACCTCCTCGAGCAAGCGGGTGTCGCGATGCTCCGCTTGTTCCCCGAAGCAGTCAGGATTCGTAGATGAAGGTCGTGATCGACAGGTACGCGTGGCTTCTGAAGGAAGAGCTCACCCCCACCCAAACTCTGTCGATCAAGGAGGCCCTGACCATCCAGCCTCGCAAGCTGGGGGACTTCCCCGGAGACGACCCGGAGCCCATCGAACTGTGGCGGGAGACAGACCAGCACCTAGGCGTCCCGCGCCAGTTCTTCCTGAACAACGCCAAGCAGAAGCACGAGATCATCTACAACTACTCGGAGCGAGAGACGTTCGACGAACCGCTCGAGTTCGCGGGGCAGCTTCGGACCGAGCAGGCTGCGGGCGTCGCGAAGGTGGTGGGCGACTTCGAAGGTGGGGAGCTCGGCGGTATCGTCCGAGCTGCACCAGGGTGGGGCAAGACGGTCGCCGTGTGCGCCATCATCGCGAGGCTCTCGTGTCCGACGATCGTCGTGGTGCACAAGGAGTTCCTGATGAACCAGTGGAAGGAGCGCATTCAGCAGTTCCTCCCCGAGGCATCCATCGGGCTCGTGCAAGGCGACACGTGCGACTACGTGGACCGGCACATCGTCTTGGCGATGGTGCAGAGTCTCTCGCAGCGTGTCTACCCACCGGGGCTCTACCTGTACCCTCAGCTTTTCGTGACCGACGAGGTCCACCGCATCGGCGCCGAGACGTGGAGCCCGGTGCCTGCGAAGTTCTCGGCCCGGTGGAGACTGGGCGTTAGCGCGACCCCAAGGCGCAAGGACGGCGCCGACAACGTCTTCCTCTACCACATCGGCAACGTCGTCTTCGGAGCCACTGAGCAGCGCCTGAAGGTCAAGGTGAAGCGGGTCTGGACCACCTTCAAGCTCGTCAAGACCGACAAGTTCAACCCCACCCTCGCACCGCGCACCCTGGTCATCCGGTTCCTGGTCAACAGCCGGCAACGCAACGCTTCCATCGTCGACCAACTCGTTCGTGCCGTCGAAGCGGGCCGCAAGCCTCTCGTCTTGAGCGAGCGTCTCCAGCACCTTCACATGCTCGAGGAGATGTTCACGAAGGAGTGGTTGAAGAAATTCCCCGACGACCCGAAGACGACCGGCTTCTACGTGGGCGGTCAGAAGGAGGAGCAACGCAAGGAAGCTGCGGAGGCGCAGGTCATCTTTGCCACCTCCCAGTTCGCTTCGGAAGGGCTCGACATCCCGGCTCTGGACACGTTATTGTTGACCACGCCGCTCAGCGATGTGGAGCAAGCCGTGGGGCGCATCCAGCGACCACATCCAGGCAAAAAGGACCCGATCGTGGTGGACTTCCGCGACGACAACATCAAGATCTTCCGGTCCTCTGCCGACAACCGTGACAGGCTCTACCGACGAGTCACTTGACAATCACCAAACAACTGTTATCTTTTCAACATGGGCGGAGAGTTCGATTTCAAGGCTTGGTACGACGAGAACGGCGAGGAGCTCAACAAGAGCCGCCGTGACCGCTACCATTCCGATCCCGAGTACAAGGCACGGGTGCTCAAGGGCAACCGAGAGCGTCGTCGCAAGGCGAGGGAGGAGAAGTCGCAGGAGCAGGCGAAGGAGCGGGAAGCGAAGAAGGTCCGCATCGCCGAGCAGCCCTATCGCGTGGTCGAGGCGACGATCAAGACGAAGAAGGGAACCGTCAAGGAAACCCTGTTCACGATCGGTGCGCTGGCCCGAGTCCTCGGTTGCTCCGTTCAAGCCGTCCGCTTGTGGGAACGACGCGGCGTGCTGCCCGAGACGCCCCTGCGCAACACCAAGGGCGATCGTCTGTACACGGCAGACCAGGTCGAACAGATTCGCGAACTGATGATCAAGCAGGGGCGGCTTCAGCCTCAGCGGTCTCGGCGCAAGTACACCCCTCGGGACTACACGTGGGAGGTGAAGCGTGCGGACGGCAAGGTCGTCAAGATGAAGCTGTTCCGCATCGGCGTGCTCGCTACCGCCATCGACCGCACCGTGATGACGGTCGAACAGATGGAGAGCCGAGGCGCCCTTCCCCCGACACCTTTCCGCGCGACGAAGACGAGGTACCGCCTTTATTCGCTCCCGATGATCGAAGCGGTCAAGACTGCTCTCGACAAGCACGGAGACGACATGCGCGGCGACGACTGGCAGGCATTTTTCAAAGACGTTCACAAGCGCTGGAAGGCTCTCGGTGTGATCGGGGCCGAGCTTGTGAAGAGGTTGGAGGACAAGACATGAGTGACGACAAGAAGCAGACGGTAGGCCACCCCACGGTGACGGTCCGCAGGCAGTTCAACAAGACGGGCATGAACAAGGCCGAAGGCCCGATCGACGAGGAGACTGAATTCCTCGAAGTGCGTCAGTTCGTGACGCCTCCCGCCCAGGTCGGCGTGAGCCTCGGGCTCACCATCAACATGGGCAACTACGAGAGCGCCCGGCTCGACGTGAGCATCAACGTCCCCTGCTACCAGGAAGAGGTCGAAGGCGCCTACACCTTCGCTCGCCAGTTCGTCGAGGACCGCCTCGTGGGCGAGAAGAAGAAGATCATGGGCAAGAAGAAGGACTTGTTCTGATGCCGAAGGCGCCGAAGATCGAACGCCCCCTCGAGGCGCTGCTGTCGAGTGACCTGGTCAAGAAGATCCGGAAGCAGCACGGAGAGGCCATCTTCACACGAGCTTCCGAGTTCGGCGTGCAGAAGGTCCCGCGCATCCCCACGGGCATCTTCATGTTGGACTACGCGCTCGGCGGCGGCTTCCCGGTGGGGCGGGTCAACGTGGTTTGGGGCCACAAGTCGGCGGCGAAGACAACGACCTTCCTCAAGACGATCGCGCAGGCGCAGCAACGGTGCTCCAACTGTTGGGCACTTCAAAGTCTGTGCGCGTGCGGCAAACCCCGCGACCCTGCTGTCGTGTTCCTCGACGTGGAGGGCGGTCTTGACCTTCCGTGGGCCGAGAAGATGGGCGTGGACACGAGTCGCGTGCTTCTGTCCATCCCTGAGTACGCGGAGCAGACCCTCGACATGGCCGAGTCGGTCGTGCGTGTCGGTTGCGACATCCTGGTCATCGACTCCATCGCCTTCCTCACCCCTGCGAAGGAGATCGCGGAGTCCACGGCGAAGGAGACGGTGGGCATTCAAGCCCGAGCTGTCGGCAAGGGTGTCCGCAAGTTCGTGTCGGCTTTGAATGCGGTCGGCAACGAGACAGGACGCCGTCCTACGCTCTTTTTCACCAACCAGGTACGCATGAAGGTGGGCGTGATGTTCGGCTCGCCTGAGACGCAACCTGGGGGCATGGCGCCGGGGTTCGCGAGCTCGACCGAGGTCAAGCTGTCGGCCAGCAAGTACGAGATGGACGAGATCACGGGCAAGCCCCTCACGGCCGAATTCAACTTCCGCGTCGAGAAGAACAAGGTTTCGGCGGCGAAGATCGCGGCAGCCTTCAAGATGATCTTGTCCCCTACCGAGCACCGCAACATGGGTGACATCTCCAACGAGCACGACATCGTGCGCATGGCCGAGAAGGTGGGGCTCGTCGAAGGTTCCGGCAGTAGCTGGATGGCTCTCGGAGAGAAGTTCCGAGGCAGGTCCCGCATCGAGCAGGAGATGCTCACCAACCCTGAGTTCCTCGACAAGATGTGGCACGCGACGATGTCCACGCTCTTGGGGTAGCGATGTCGGACGAGGTCAAGAAGCCTGTCCCTCCGCTTCTTGACTCGGACCGGGATCGGTCGGAGCGCACGAAGCGTTCGCGCCGGCACGAGCAACGTCTGGCCGGCACGAGCGGCAAGCGCATCAAGCGGTCGGGCGCCGCCCGTTGGTCGAAGCACGACAAGACGACGGACCAGGGAGACATCTCGACTCCCGAATTCCACATCGAGCACAAGTTCACGGACAAGAAGTCCATCGGACTGAAGAAGGAGTGGCTTGACAGGGTGCGTGACGGCGCGCAGCGTGTAGCCAAGGACCCCATGCTCATCGTCACGTTCGACAGCAACGCGGGCCGCACCAGCGAAGACTACGCCGTGGTACCGATGGAGGTTTTCGAAAGGCTGCTGAAGGCATGCGGGCTCGAGAAATGATCAGGAAAGGTCTGCGCTTCCTGTACTGGCAGCTCGCGGACTTCACCACCGACCCGCTTCTGCGCAAGGCGCTCGAGGACGCGTATTGGGAGGGCTACACGAACGGCGACCCGGAGTGGCGCGCGAAGCGGGAAGGGCGAAAGGTCCCCCCGAAGGGCGAGGTGCACTGATGTCGGATCTGCAACGACTACGACCCTTCCTGAAGATGGACGCGGACAGTCACGTGCGCTTCGTGTCCGAGCGGTCCTACTGGGGTTTGGAGTGCAGAGCATGCGACGTCTTGCTTGAGTGGGCCGCTCACGGTAAATGGATGGAGTGTCCCCGGTGCGGCGTCGAAGTCACCTCGGCAGAGGCGGAAACGATGCTCGGGGAGGTCGAGCGACGACTGATTGCGATTTCTTTGGACGTGCGGAAAAGGCAAGGTAAAGGACGATGGCTCGCAGGGCAGTTACTCGCGCATTTGTTCCGTCTCTTCGTAAGCTCATACAGGGGGAGTACAGGCGCGTCGGCGTCGCCAAGCCCCTGACCCTCAAGGACACGATGCGGGCGAGCTCTCTCCCGTACACGTGTGCTCGAGCGATGGTGTTGGCGTCGAAGCACGACATCGAGCTCCCTGACGTCATCGACACGAACCTTCTTCTGACTTTCGATCATGGCAGCGGTCTACACTACGCGTTGCAGAACATCATCCTGCCGAAGGTCGGGGCGCTCCGTGGGAAGTGGTTCTGCACCAAGTGCGGCAAGCGGTACGGCGGCAACACTGCCGGCAACTTCGGCGTCGTCGAGGAAGAGTTTCAGGTTCTTCGGCCAGAGAGTCCGTGCGAGGTCTGCAAGGGGGAAGAGTACCAGTACGAGGAGCAGTTCTGGATCAACGAGGCGTACCGTCTGACCGGACACAACGACGGGTTCTTGGATCCGCTGGCTCTCGGTCTACCCGAGGACAAGGGGCTTGGTGTGCTCGAGGTCAAGAGCATCTCCCCTCGCCGCGCGCCCGAGATCAAAGACGTGCCCGACTTCGCCCACGCGGTGCAGTGCCAGACGTACATGTGGCTCACGGGTTGCCAGTGGGGCATCATCCTGTACTGGGTCAAGGGGGTCTACGGCATCAACGCGCTCGTCGAGCACTACATGTCCTACGACGAGGACACCGTGGAGTCCCTCAAGACCATGACGATGAGCATCTGGGAGGGCATCGAGACGGGCGAACTGCCCGAGCGCATCTGCACGTCCCCCGACTGCAAGCGCGCCGAAGAGTGCCCTCTCGTCAACGAGTGTTTCGAGGAGCAAGACGATGAGAGTTCGACCTGACTGGGACACCTACTTCATGCGCATCGCGAAGGTGGTGGCGCAGCGAAGTCACGACGAGGACACGCAGGTCGGGTGCGTCATCGTCTCCCCCGACAAGCGCATCCTGAGCACGGGGTACAACGGGTTCCCGCCCGGCTTCCCCGATGGGAAACTCCCACGGACCCGGCCGGGCAAGTATCCGTACATCGTGCACAGTGAGATCAATGCCATCGTGTCGGCCCTCAACAGGGACCTGAGAGGCGCGACGCTCTACTGCCGGTTCACCCCCTGCAAGGACTGCGTGAAGGCCATCATCACGGCAGGAATCACCCGCATCGTGTACGAGGAGACGTACGCTCGGGACAACACGGACGCGGCTGTCGTTTTCGAGATGCTCGAGATGGGCGGAGTCGAGATCGTCAAGCACTTGGAGCACGAGCATGAAGCCGATTCTGATTGACCCCCGGTTCCTCCGTCCGCTGCCCAAGCCGATGCTCAACACGGCGTGCGCCAAGTGCGACAAGCGCCAGGCGGTGTGGGAGCTCGGAGGACTGCACGAGGATCGGCACGCCATCTGCTCGTTGTGCTTCATGTACGAGTCCAACTGGGGGCGCAACCGAACTGCCCAGCTCCTCGAGCTCGTGACTGCGGTCGAGGCTGAGGCTGGGGAGGAGTTTTCCAAAGACGACGAGGGGCGCCTGACGAACCCCCAGGATGCCAACCGCATCATGGCTTCCATCGCGCTCACCTCGAGGATGTTCAAGATGCAGGAGAAGGTGGGCGAGCCGCCGCTCCCGAAAGGCTTGGGCATCCGACGTTTGAACTTGGACAAGCGAAAGAAGGACTGACATGGCCCGTGTTCTCGGACTGGACCCCGGATTCGCCACGTGCGGCTACGCCCTCGTGGACCTTACTCGCAAGGATGGCGCTCCCTTCGTGGACGTGCGGTCGTTGGGCACCCTGCGGACTGCGAAGGCCGACAAGAAGCGCAAGGTGTTGGCGGCCGACGACAACCTACGCCGAGCGCAGGAGCTCATCCGCGCGCTCTACCCGTTGGCTTCGAATGCCCAGGCCATCGTCGCCGAGTCCATGAGTTTTCCCAGGAACTCCGCCGCCGCTGCGAAGATGGCGATGTGCTGGGGCATCGTCGCGACCCTCGCCGAGATGAACGACCTGCCCATCGTGCAGGCCACGCCGAAGGAGATCAAGATCGCGGTGGCCGGTGTGGGTACCGCTACGAAGGAGGACGTCGCCGCTGCTGTCTGCGCCAAGTGCGGACGCCAATTCTCTGAGGAGCTTCTGGCGCAGGGGTTGCCGAAAGGGATGCACGAACACGCGTACGACGCGGTCGCCTCCGTGCTAGCATGTCTGAATTCGGACGTGTTGCGGGCCATACGGAGAGCAGGATGACGCGAGCCATCAATCGGGTGGTCATTTCAGGAGACGTGACAGCCAAGATCGAATACGCCAAGACGACCAAGCAGGTCCCGGTGTGTACGTTCATTCTCGCGTCTGACAAGCACATCCGTGATGGTGTCGTGACCACCTGGGTGAAGGTGAACGCGTACGGAGAAGGGTTGGTGGACACGTGTCGTGCGTACTTGCGCAAAGGAGCGTACGTGTTCATCGAGGGCGAGCTCATGAACCGCGAGGGGGCGGCTGGTGAGCTGACAGAGATTCGAGCGAGGGAGTTGATCTTCCGCTGACTGAAGGAGCAGTGATGGGCAGCACAGCGACGGTTACGAGCATTTCACCAGGTTCGGCGAAGTGGGCGAGCAAGATGCGCAAGCGCGCTTCCGAACTGGCGAAGACCCTGGACACCGGCTACGTCGAGATGGGGCAGATTCTGTGGGACGCCTACAACACCCCGGTGAACGGCGACCCCCGCAAGTGCGCCATCTACCAGTCGTGGGGCTACGATAGCTTCGGCGACTACGTCGAGAAGGAGCTCGGCATGCATCGGCGCAAGGCCGAGCGGCTCCGCAACATCGGTCAGATGCTCAGCGTGCACCTGGCAGGCATTGACCCCGAGACGAAGCAGCGCATCGTCTCGCTCGGCTGGTCGAAGCTCCGCGAGCTCACCCGCATCTGGTTCCAGAAGGCCGACAAGAAGACGGTCAACAAGTGGTTGGACCTTGCCGAGAAGTCGAGCTACCCGCAGCTCCTGCACGCCATCGGGAAAGCACTCGACAAGAAGGAAGCGGCGGTGAAGCCTAAGAAGCTGCACCCCGTGACTGACGAGGAAGGCAACGACTTGGAAGTGGACGACGAGGAAGACGAGCTCGACGAAGACGAGGAAGACGAGCTCGCCAACGTGGACATGCTTCCCGAAGTCGAGGAGGCCAAGGCGTTCCACTTCTACTGCTTCGGCGAGCAGATCGCCAACGTCGATGCGGCGCTCGAGCGCGCCGAGGAACTGTCGGAGTCGGACGTCAAGAGCAACAACCTTAGCCTCATCGCTTTGGACTTCCTCGCGACGAACGACTTCGGCAAGAAGGCCGACCCCAAGATGATCCAGCGCTACCTCGGCAAGTTCGAGCAGCTCCTGGGCATCCGTCTCGTGGCCTTCAAGAAGGGCGAATGCGTGTTCGGACTGAACACCCTCCAAGACATGGCAGGAGACGACGAATGAACCTTCCTGTGTCCCCCGAAGTGATGCACAACGAGCTCGAGACGGGCATCGCCATCCTCAAGAAGTGGCAGGAGCGAGTGGAGGTCGGCATCCCCGGTGTGTCGATCCCGGCGCAGGACCCCGAGGCGCTCGAGAGCTTCCTCCGTGAATTCGTTGGTGAGCTCCAAATCGTTTCGGGCAAGTGCGACACGTTGGTGGAGGCCCTGACATCGCAATGACCGACTCTCCACAGGGCGTGCCGGAAACCCCCACCGTGATGAGCGTCGACCTCGACCTCATCGAGAAGAACGCGTGGAACGCGAACGAGATGACGAGTGAGGAGTTCGCGTGGCTCGTCTCCGAGATCAAGGAGAACGGCTTCATAGAGCCCCTTCACATCGTTCCCATGGTGGACGGGTCCTACCGCATCCTCGGCGGGGCCCACCGCTACGAAGCCGCCAAGACGCTCGGCTACGAGTCGCTTCCTTGCGTCATCCTGTCGGACGCTCGGTGGCAAGACGAAGACCTTCAGAAGTTCGTCACGGTCCGTCTCAACTCCCTGCACGGCAAGCCCAACCCTGACAAGTTGGCGGCGCTGTACCGCGAGATGGCGACCAAGTACGGCGAGAAGCCGCTGCGTCGCATGTTCGCCTTCACCGACCTGGACGGTTGGAAGAAGCTCGTGCACCAGGTCCAGAAGGGTATCAAGGCCACTGGGCTCCCGAAGCAGACGCAGGACAAGATCAGTGATGCCGTGGGCGAGGCCAAGACCCTGGACGATCTAGGGACGATCCTGAACAAGATGTTCAACGAGCACGGCGACACGATGGAGTACTCGTTCATGGTCTTCTCCTACGGCGGCAAGGAGCACGTCTACGTCGCCTTGAGCAAGAAGACCAAGAAGGCGGTTGATCGCGTCCTCAAGTTTGCCCGAGAATGGGGGCACGACGTCAACGAAGTGATTGGCAAGGTGACGGAGCGTTGGGTGAAGGAAGCCGAAGCCCGCGAGAAGGAAGAGCTCGAGGGTGACTCCGAGGCGGTTGGCTGACACAACCCCCGGCTTCTGGTAGAACGGTAAGGAGTCGGAGGTACCTCATGAGTCTACAGCGCCGCATCATCGAAGCCCGCGAGCTGCTCGAAACCGATCTTCTCGTCGAGGGCAACGCCATGCGCAAGCCTTTGCTCGACACCGCAAACTCTTGGCGGAGCTTCGTCCGGATGGGCGATCTCTACCTCGAGGCGATCCAGAAAGTCGTCAGGGCGGCCGAGAGTGTGGCCGCAGCGGAAGACCCCCTCACTTCCCGGCGAGCGAACGCCGACGTGAACGGAGCCATCCGGGGTGTCGTGGCGGTCACTGGCAAAGCCTACGGGTTCTTCGCCACGGGGCGTACGAGCATGTACGAGGTGGCGAAGCGCTACTCGATCAGTACCAAGCGCAGCTCCCCCAAGTTCGGCAAGAAGCCCACGCCGCTCACGATGCAGAGCGAGAAGCAGGTTCTCGCGGCGATGCTCAAGTCTGCGAAGGGTCTCCAGACCGGCGTGCGGGGGATGCTCGACGTGGGTTCCATCGCGCAGAAGGAATTCCGCATGGCAGCCGCGCAACAGAGCGACCCCCACAAGGAGTTCATCACCGTCACGGTCAACACGGGACTCGACTTCCGCGACACCGTGAGCGTGAACGTTTTCGCTCGCACCAACGGCGTCATGCGTCGTGCGGCCGAACTGTCCAAGCGGTCCTGGGAACTGATGATGCTTGAAGGTGACAGCATCGTGTGGTCCCCACCGTGGGCGCAGGATCCTGAAATCGGCGACAACGAGGACTGAACCGATGGGCTTCCCGTACCGCCCGCTAGGGCTGCTTCTTTGGGAGGGGTCGGTTCCCCTTCTGGATGCCTACGAGCTCGTCCACGACCCGTTGATCGAAGTCAAGATCATCGGGATGAAGACGGCCACGAAGAAGGACGGCACCCAATACAAGAAGGTGCTCGTCTGGAAGAAGCAGGCAGGTGGTGCGAAGCCGACTTGGATCAACCTCGACAACATGCAGAAGCACGCCGCTTCTCTGATGGACCCGCCCGAGGGTACGACAGACGAGTACCCGCCCATCGGTGACATCGACGACCCGTCCTCGGCCGACCCTCAGCTCGAGCCGATGCCTGGTCAGGACAAGGTTCCGGAGATGGGCGTCGAAGGTGGCGCTGCTTGGATTCCTTCGAACAAGCTCAAGATGCTGGCGAAGAAGCTCAAGGAGATGGGCGTCGAGCCGCAGGACACCTTCCAGAAGGCAGTCGCCGCTGGAGAGCCGGTCCCGACCGAGATGCCCGAGCCTGTCGGTGCGGACAACCTGCCGAAGGCCGAGCCGAAGCCTGACGAGGAGCCTCCGCCAGAGGACGAGAAACCGCCCGAGGAGCCTCCCGCCGACGAACCGGCACCGGATGAGCCTGCGGAGCCTGAAGAGCCCGCAGAGCCCCCGGCGGAGCCCGGCGAGGAGCCCTCTCCCGAGGAACCTCCGCCCGAGGAACCGGCGGAGCCTGAGAAGCCGGCCGACGACCCATGGGGACTGAGTCCAGACGGTGACCCAGACGCTCCGCTCGAGCCCGGCGAGGAACCGGCAGCCGAACCGGAGACACCCGAGCCGCTGAAGGCCAAGCCTGTCTACTGGAACCCGGCAGTGAAGCCTTCGTACTTCACGCAGGACGAAGCTCTTCAGCTTCAGGACGAAGCCGGTCTCCAGCCGAACCAGTTCGTGCACCCGAAGACCAAGGAGGTCTACGAGGTCGACCTGAAGGAAGGCCAATGGATCGATCCCACCACGGGCGCGGTCTACGAGATGAAGAACGGCAAGCCGGTGAAGGTCGCGACGCAGGCGACCCCCACGGGTATCAGCGAGGACGAGCTCGTGCCGTCCGACAAGTCCCTCGAGGAGATTGGCGTACCGCCTCCTCCAACGCCTCCGTCCGACGAGGAAGTGTTCGGGGCGTTCCAGAACGGAGACTGGGAGAAGCTCAAGGAGCTCGCTCCCTCCATGACCGAGAGTCAAGAGAGTCAGGCTATCGACATTGTTTCGGCAGCGTTCAATGACGAGATGTCTGCCGAGTACGTCGGCAAAGCGCTCGAGCTAGCGAAGATCTTGGCCGAGAGGGCGACGGCTGCGGGGCAGACTGGTGCTGCCGCGTACTATACCTCGCAGGCCACAGCGCTCGAGATAAAGCTCGGCAAGGAGCCCGAGGTTCCGCACCCCTCCGACGAAGAGGTAGCTGCCGCGAACGGAGACCCAGAGGAGCTCGCGAAGCTCGGGACGCTCAGCAAGGCGCAGATCAAGAGCCTCGTCAACACCGCTCCGTTGAATCTGCCCATCGACAACATGAACGCGGAGGAGGTGAACCAGTGCCTCAAGCTGCTCGAGATTCTCTCGGACAGTGCCGCGACGAGCGCCCCTGAGTGGGTGAGCGTGCTCGACGAGGCGATGACCGAAAACTTCCTCCAGAAGCAGGCCGAGCTCTCCGACCCGATCGAAGAGGCTCCGAAGGTCGCCCCCGGCTACGAAGGTTTCGACGAGGCTCTGGCGAAGGGCGACTGGGCAGCGCTGAAGGCCAACGTCGCGGAGCTCAGCCCCGAGCAGCAGACGACGCTCGCGGGCATGGTCGTGGACACGGGCGAAGCACATGCCCTGACGACGGACCAGTTGAAGGACGCCGTCAAAGCAGCCTCGTTGCTGGGTCAGGCGATGGCGACGAGCGGCGACCCCGCTGCTGCTGCCTCCTACGCGCAGAAGGCTAGCAACCTCGTGAAGATCCTGACTTCGAAGGTGCAGGCCGCGAAGGAGACCGAAGCGCAGAAGAAGGCCAACAAGCCGACCGCGAAGCAGGTCAAGTCCGCGATCAAGAAGAAGGACATCAAGTGGCTCACCGAGAACGCGGCCGAACTGACAGGCAAGCAGAAGGTCATCATCCAGAAGGCTGTTGACGAACTGCACGGCACCCAGAACTGGGACGAGGCCATCGAGCTCGCCAACGTTCTGATCAAGGCGCACGAGGAGTCGCCGACCACCACGTCTCCGAAGAAGATCAAGGAACTGAAGAAGTTCGTCAAGCAGGCTCAAGCGGAGAAGGACGTGGCCGTCACCCCGAGTGCGGCTGCGGTCGAGGACTTGCCACCGGCTGCGCCGGGAGTTCCCGAAGAGCCCGTGGCGACTCCTTCCAAGAAGGCGGTCGAGAAGATCAAGCCACCGGCCGGCATCCCGAAGCCCGAGGAGCTCTCCCTCGTGGGCAGCGGCAACTTCCTCGGCGGTGCAGGTGACAAGCGCATCTACGTGGACAAGGACGGCAACAAGTGGCTCTTCAAGGTCGCGCAGACCAAGGGCGGCTCCCAGTCCAAGCCCTTCGCGGCTGCCGTTCAGCAGGCGTACGCGGAGATTGCCCAGATCGTGCACGGCGGTGAGTACCCTGTTCCCGTGGGAGTCATGACGCTCGGCGGGAAGCTGGGCACGTTGCAGCCCATGGTCGACCGGGATCCCAAGCAACCCGACTTGGGTCACGCTTCCGTCGAGAGTCTTTCGGACGAGGACCGGCAGACGCTCGCTCGAGAGCATCTTCTCGACTGGCTCGGTTCCCAGCACGACAGTCACGGGGGTCAGTTCATCCGAGCTGCGAACGGGCAGATCATCGGTGTGGACAAGGAACAGGGCTTCCGGTTCTTCCCCGGAGACACGCTCTCCCTCGACTACGATCCGAACCACGTCGGCCAGCCTCCGATCTACAACTCGCTCTGGAAGGGTTGGGTCGAAGGCAAGTACGACATGGACCCCATGGACATGCTCGAGGGTCTCCAGGCCATCGAGAACATGTCGACGAAGGACTACATCGCGAAGCTGCGGCCCTACGCGGAGGCGCTCTACCCAGGCAAGCCCGAGGAGCAGGCTAAGTTCCTGAAGGCAGCACGCAAGCGCAAGCTCGACCTGCGCAAGGACTTCGAAGCGTTCTTCACGAAGCTCTACCGGCAGAAGACCGGGAGCAAGGACGGCACTTTCACGTTCGACACGGGTTGGAGTGAAGATACCGGCAAGGTCAGCAAGAAGGCTCCGAAGACCGTCAAGAAGACGTACAAGTCTACGGCTTTGATGGCGAAGGTTGCGGCGGCTGCGGGGACGACAATCAAGACCGCGCCCTACCAGGACCCCGCCACCGGTACCCCGCAACCCGAAGCAGGCAAGATCACGATCAAGGTCCAGAACGGTGGAGGCCCCGCTGCGATCGAGAAGGTCAAGAAGATGTTCGAGCAACTCGGCATCAACCCCGACAACCTCGACGACCCCATCGTGGGTAGCTACTACACGAACTTCGTCGTGGACAAGAACGCTTGGGAAGCTGCTTCCGTCACGGTCGACGAGGTCGTCAGTCCTCCGTCTCCCACTGGAGACGCCAAGAGCACTCCCGACCGTCCGAGGTACTTCCCCGACGACACCGAGAACATTCCAGCGACGGACAACAACCAGGACTTGGCGACGGTCGGAAGCACCACGCTGGGAGCTGGCGGTCGCCGCTACGCTTCGGACGGCGCGGGTCTGACCGGTTCAGGCATGCGCGTGACGCGCCGCAAGGACGCGCAGGGTACCTATCAGCAGATCTCTTTCCGGATCCGCCCGCAGGCGCTCCCGAAGAAGCTGGTTCTTCCGGACACGAGCGAGTTCGTGTTCCCGAAAGCGTCGTTCGACTCGAGCGACGACTCGTGGGCCGACGAGTCCGGTCACTCTTCCTCCTACAACATGGGCCGAATCCCGACCCGTTCGTTGCAGACCGAAGTGGGCGAGATTCACATGTGCACCTCGAGCACCCACTTCGCCTACAAGGATCACGTCATCATCAAACTCCGCCCCCGGCCTGGGCAGACGGAAGACGACGCGCTCCGCGAGCTCTTGGACACAGCCCAGCCGGGTCTTGCTGACGAACTGCTACGCAACCCGAAGCCGGCCGAGAAGCAGGCGCTCAAGCAGCGTCGCCTCTTGTGGGCGTCCGCTCCACAGGTGGCCGACCTCGTGGACGGCAAGGTGGACCCGAACAAGTCGGGTGTTCTCTCGCGACTGAAGCAGCAACTGAAGCCCACGGCGGCAGAGAAGGCCGCGATTGCGACTGCGGACACGCCTGCGATCGGGTGGATGAAGGTCGCGCTGAGGCGGATGGGGGTGACAGACGACGTTCTCGACAAGGCGACGACCCCGACCAAGGTCAAGAAGCTCATGGCGAAGCATTCGAAGAACCCAAAGATGCTTCAGAAGCTTCTCGAGTCGACCGGCATGACTCCCGAACAGGCGTCGGGAGAGAACGTCGAAGAAGTCGAGGCTTTCCCTGGGCACACGACGGGCGTCGAGAAGGGTCGAGGCAAGCGACTGCGGGAGAAGGGTGTCCGGTTCGTGTTCCACGGTGCCGACCCCAACCTTATTGTGTCGATGCTCCAAAATGGTCCGATGGGAATCGGCGAGCGCGATGCTCGAGGAATTCCTCGAGGGATCGGCGTGTCGGAAACGGCCGATGTGGGCACCGGTTCAGGCGACAACGTGCTCGGGTACATGATGACGGAATCCGGGCTCGGGCACTCTTTGAACAGTCACTCGTTTGCCAAGGAGTGCCAGCTCATCGTTTCCACCGACGAGCTCGACCGGCTCGACTCCTACCTGCACTTCGGTGACCACTACGGTTGCACCAACCCAGGTTCCAGTTCCCATGGCCCTGTCTACCAGGCTCGTGACACGATCGATCGAGCGGCCGAGCGGCAGGCCAGTTCCTACCACTCGAGTCACGAGATCGGTTTCCGTCGAGGAATCAGGCAGCAGCAGATTCTTCGCGTGACTACCCAGTCGGAACACAAGCGGGCCGCGATGATCAAGAAGCTGAAGGAAGCAGGGATGCACGAGGTCAACGGCGTTCCTGTCGAGGACTTCGTCGTCGTTGCGAACAACGCTGGGGAAGTCTACGAGAAGTATGTGCAGCCGACAGAGGTGGATTGATGCCCTTCGTATTCCGACAGCTCTACGCGTTCGACATGGGGAACAAGGGTGACGTGCAGCTCGTACTCGGCGTGCGCGAGGTCGCCCGGAAGACGCCGGACGGAACGCGGAACTTCATAGAGTGGATTTTCACCACCGGTCTCGGCTTCGGCGGAGGTAGCCAGCAAGGCAAAATCGAGTCCGAGAAGGACGGCCTGATAACGGTCAAGTTCACGGACCCCGAAGCCCCCGCGACTGCTCGTTTCCGGAAGGTGACTTTCGAATACTGGCAGCAGCTCGGGGTGCGCGGGCACGTCTTGGGGTACGGAGATCTGAGCAAGCAACTCAAGACAGAAGCCGACCTTGTCAACTTCTACATCAACGAATTCATGCCAGACGGCTGGGTCGAAGACCCCGAAACCTGATCAGGTCGATTTAGGTTGACGACTGATCTTCGGAGAGTTACCTTAGTTGTGAGGTAAGAAGGAACGACACCCGAACGCCTGGTCGGGGTGGCTAGGTTGGAGGCCCCAGTGATTCGAAAGACTGCCAAGAAGGTGGCCGAGGCCATCGATCGTGGGTTGTACCGCGAAGTATCCATCGAACTGGTCCAGCACTACCACGACAAGACGCACAAGCTGATCAAGACCGAGGAAGGCGCGAAGACCTACGGTCGTTCTTTCCGCAAGGCGCTGCCAGGGCAACCGCCCACCGTGCAGCTCATGGACGCCAAGACGTTCGAAGTCCTCGCTCTCATCGAGGTGCCGAACGACGACGGCAAAACGGACTACTCCGTGAAGGGCCCCAAGCCCCCGGTGAAGGACACGGAGGTTGAGGGTTCTGAGGATCTCGTTCTGGCGAAGGATTCGGTGCCCCAAGACGAGGGAGAGGGCATGGCGAAGCCGAAGAAGAAGGCGGCGAAGAAGGCCACCAAGAAGGCGACGGCGAAGAAGGCTGTTGCGAAAGCGCCGAAGAAGGCCGCGCCGAAGGCAGTCAAGAAGGCTCCGAAGAAGGCCGTCAAGAAGGCTGCCGCGAAGCCGGTCAAGGCCGCGCCGAAGCCTGCGAAGAAGACTGCTGCGCCGAAGCCTGTCGACGCCCCCAAGTCGAAGATGGGTCAGAACGGTCCCCCGGTAGACTTCAGCAAGAAGGCTCCGAACGCCAAGGAGATGAAGGTGCTCGGGGCACTCAACCACGGCAAGGGTGCTCGGACCATCGCGGAGGTGGCAGGGGACGCCTTCCCGAACAAGCCTGCCGCGCAGGCCAACAGTTGGGTCCGTAACGCCTTCCGGCGCCTGACCCGAGGGGACTTGGTCCTGAAGCTCGAGCGAGGCTCCTACAAGCTGAGCAAGGCCGGTCAGAAGGTGCTTGCGGCTTCATGATCGAGTACGAACTGGTCACCAACCCTGAACGACTCGGGCACATCGCCAACGAGCTCGTTCAGGCACCAGCCGTCGCTCTCGACATCGAGACGACCTCCCTCTCCCCCCACCACGGTCAGATCCGACTCGTCCAGCTAAACACGGGCAAGGGTATCTACGTCATCGACCTGTTCCAGACGGGGACGTTGGGACCGGTTTGCGACGCCCTATCGAACGAAGGCGTCGTCAAGGTCATCCAGAACGCGAAGTTCGAACAGAAGTGGTTCCTGCACAAGTTCGGTCTGGAACTGTGGCCCCTGTTCGACACCTTCCGTGCGTCGGCGATGTACCACAACGGCAAGAACCTCGGGCACAACCTGTACGACCTCTACCGCCGCGAACTGAAGATCAGTCCGGAGGTCCCCGACGCGGGCGAGTCGAACTGGAAGGGGCCCCTGACCGAGGAGCAGCTCCGGTACGCGGCCGAGGACGTCATGCACCTCCTCGTGTTGCGCGACAGGCTCAAGGAGAAGCTCGCGAAGGCGGGGCTCTTGAGGGCCGCGCTCATCGAGTTCGGTGCCATCATCGGAGAGGCGAGCATCGAGCTCAACGGCTTCCGGCTCGACAAGACCCGGTGGATGCGACTCGTTGAGCAGAACCGAGAGAAGCACATCGAACTGCGGAAGAAGCTCGACTACGAACTGCCCCACCCCAAGGGGATGCTGTCGCTGCCGGGCATCTCGGCAGGCTTCAACTACAACTCGCCGGTTCAGGTGAAGGCAGCGTTCGCGCGACTGGGCATCGAGCTCGAGGACACGCGCGAAGATACCTTCGCCATGATCGCGCACAAGCACCCGGCCATCCCGACCTTCATGGCATACCGCAAGGTGTCCAAGAAGCTGAGTGCCTTCGGCGAGCAGTTCCTCGAGCACATCGACAAGAGCACCGGGCGGGTGCACACCGATTTCTGGCCCCTCACGGGCGCAGGAAGGTACTCGAGCAGCAAGCCGAACCTCCAACAGATCCCAAGGGGTAACGACTACCGCGATTGCTTCTGGGCTGGTCCAGGCCGCAAGATCGTGGTGGTCGACTTCTCCCAGGTCGAGCTCCGCATCACGGCCGAGATTTCGGGCGACTCCCTCTTCAGGTCCATCTACCTGAACGGGGAGGACGCGCATCGACGCACAGCCTCCATCGTGTCGGGTGTTCCGATCGAGGAGGTCACGAAGCAGCAGCGGCAGGCGGCGAAGCCGGTCAACTTCGGGCTCATCTACGGGCTCGGCGCCGAGCGACTCGTCATCTACTCGCAGTCGAACTACGGCGTGAGCATCACGCTCGGGCAAGCCAAGAAGTTCATCAAGCGCTACTTCGAAGGGTACGCGGGCGTGAAGGCTTGGCACGACCGAGCTCTCCGTGACTTCCGTCGCAACCCCTGCGTGCGCACGCTCTCCGGACGGCTTCGCTACCTCGACCCCGAGAAGGCTCATGGTGAGATCTTCAACACGCCAGTCCAAGGCACCGGAGCGGACGGCCTGAAGGCGGCTTTGCGCAACACGTACTACGCTCTCAAGAAGTACAACGGCGCCGCGAAGATGGTCCACATGGTTCACGACGAGATCGTCACGGACACGGAAGACGACCCCGAGCTCGTGGCAGCCGTCGCCGAGGACGTGAAGGGCGCGATGGTCAACGGCATCCAACCTCTGATCAAGTCCGTGCCCATTCTGGCCGAGCCCGACATCGGCACGTCCTGGGCAGCGCACTGACAATCGCGACCGATCGCGTTAGACTGAAAGCATGTCGGACGTGAGCACGGTCGTGCAGACCCCCAAGAAGAAGAAAAAGAAGCAGCGCAAGCCGGCGCACGTGATCAAGCCTTCCGATCGCGAGCACCGCTTCGTCAAGCTCCGCTCCCTGAAGTGTTTCGACGAGGTGCACCAGCACATCCTCGAGGGCTGGCCTGTCTCGAAGGTCGCGGAGTGGGTCCAAGAGGAGCGCAAGGAGTACACCGAGGCGTCGCGGGAGGGGCTCACGTCGATGCTCCGGAAGTACCGTGACTCCATCCCACCTGCGCAGCTCATCCGAGATCAGATTCCGAGGAAGTTCATCCACGCGGCCGAGCAGGTGGACGAGTCTCTCGACGAACTGTCGGAGCTCGAGCGACTGTACATGCTTCAGATGGATCGGATCGGCCTCGAGATGAAGACCGAGAGGGCGATCGGAAAACTCTTCCCCTCGATGACGCAGGAAATCCGGACGGCTCGAGAGATCTTGAGCACCATCGCCGAGCTCAAGATGGACCTGGGAGTCAACAGCAGGAAGATCGGTCGGCTCGACGTGAACGCCGAGCTCGTCGCCAAGGTCGAGAGCCAGGGCGCGGCTCCGCAGGTTGCTGTCGTCCTTGCCAACCCCGAGTCTCGGCAACGTCTCCTCAGTGCGGCCAACAAGCTGCTCAAGCAAGGCGCCAAGGAACTTCCGATCGACACCGAGGGGGTAGAAGTCAAGCCTGACTCCGAGGCCGAGGAACCCCCGCTGGAGAAGACTGGATGATTGTTGACCAGAACGGCAGGGCGGCAAGCACGCGCACGGCCGAGGAGGACGAGGAGTTTCTTCAGAAGGAGCTCGAGAACCTGACTCCCGAGGAGCGGAAGGTGCTCGAGATGATGCTCGCGGACATGGGTTCGGGCGATCACTCCCTCATCGACATGATTCGAGAGGCTGAGTACGAGACGCCGCCCGTGGACATCCACACCTTCGTGAAGGACGAGTACTTCCTGGGCAACACATGCGACGCCTTGTACGACCAACACCTCGCAGACCTGATCGAGCTCTTCGAATCGGGGGACTACCAGGAAGCCATCTGGACGGGCAGCATCGGCTACGGCAAGACCTTCGTAGCTTCCGTTGCGGTGGCACGCATCCTGTACGAGATCTCGTGCCTGAAGGACCCTCACCGGTCCTTCGGCTTGGCTTCTGACTCGAACATCTCCGTCGTCTGTCTCTCGGTCAACGAGACGCTCGCCATGAAGGTCGCGTTCGAGAACATCGCGACGAAGCTCAAGGCGAGTCCCTACTTCCAAGAGCACTTCCCGTTCAAGGAGACGAAGAAGGAGTTTCGCTTTCCTCACAACGTCTGGCTCGCCGCTCGAGCGACGACCGACACCTCCGTGCTCGGCTTGAACGTCATCTCGGGACTGCTTGACGAGACGAACTTCATGCAGAAGGGCAAGCAGGACGCTCGGTTCGGCGCGCTCGACCATGCCGAGACCCTCTACGCCGGCATGAAGCGCCGGATGAAGTCACGTTTCGAACGCAAGGGACGTCTGCCCGGCAAGCTGTTTCTCGTCTCGTCGAAGAAGACCAGCGACGACTTCACGGCCCGACGCATCCGAGAGTCCCGGAACGACCCTACCGTCTTCGTTCGGGACTACGCGCTCTGGGACGTGAAGCCTGGATCGCTCTACAGCGACAAGACCTTCGAAGTGGTGTGCGGCAACGACCAGATCCCGAGCCGCATCCTCGATGCTGGCGAAGCTCACAAGATCAAGTCCAGTCTTCCGGATGGCGTCACGCTCATCGACGTGCCCGAGGACTTCCGGGTCGATTTCGAGAACGACCTCGAGGGCTCCATCCGCGACATCGCGGGTGTTGCCACCGTGGCGATCAGCCCGTTCATCCAGCGACGTGAGAAGCTCATCTGGACCCCCAAGCACAAGCACCCCTTCAGCGTCGAGGTCTACGACCCCTCCAAGCCTGGCGTCTTCCTCTGGGACCGGATGGTCCAGCCGACCATGGAGAAGGACTTCTCGGGCAGCGTGCACGAGACCCTACGCCCCATCATCAACCCCCAGGCTCCTCGTCACGTCCACATCGACCCCGCCTACCGCAAGGACGCCGTGGGCGTGTGCATGGCGCACATCTTCGACTGGCGCGACGTCGTGCGGCGTACGGATGACGGTGAGGTTTACCAGGAGCGCGCCCCCGTGTTCTTCGTGGACTTCATCCTTCAAGTCGTCCCGCCGATCGGTGACGAAATCGTTCTCGGTGACCTGCGCCGGCTCGTGTACGAACTGAGCAAGCACGGGTACATGGTCACGTATGTGACGATGGACACCTGGCAGTCCGTCGACTCGCTTCAGCACCTCAAGCGCAAGGGCTACCGAGCGGAGCATCTCTCTGTGGACACGAAGACGGACCCGTACGAAGGGCTCAAGAGCGCCTTCTACGAGGACCGCGTCATCCTCTACGACTACCCTCCCGTCTTCAAAGAGCTTCGACAGCTCGAGCATGACGCAGTCAAGAAGAAGATCGATCACCCCCCGAAGGGCAGCAAGGACGTCGCCGACGCTCTTGCCGGCGTCACCTTCACTCTAACGCAGCGCCAGTCGTCGATGCCCCTACCCATGATGCCGGGGTTGTCGTACCATCCAGACGTCTGGATGGAGGAACACGTGCAAGCATCGATGGCAAACCAAGGCGGCGGTGCCCCAGATCAGAGGTACTTTCCCTCGGTGTCTGCTATGGGTGGAAGAGCCCCGATGCCCTTCCTCACGGGAAACATGGGGGGAGACGACGGTGATTGGGGAGGCGGCTGGAACCCCAGCTCTCTGTGAAACGCGACCACGTGGTCGCAAACGAGGCGTCATGGCGAAGAAACTGACCCACCTGATCGAAGACCTACGCGTCCTGATGCTCACGCCGCCGTGGTCGCACCTCTACCGGCTCACGACCATGGTGCAGGCCATGGACGACACCCCCGAGCTCGAGCGTCTGACCAACGACGAACTGCGCGCCTTCAAGGGCTTCCTCATCACGTTGCACCAAGGCTCCTCCATGGAACCCGAGACGATGATCAAGCACGTGGCGGCGCACTGGATGGGCACGGTCGACCAGGCCATCCGAAAACTCCCCATCGGTCCGGACGCGGTTCAGTGCATGGCGTCTCTCGTGGAGTTTCCCTCCGACCAGGTCACCCCGAGGATGATGGGATGAACAGCAGGCAGCGCCGCGTGCGCGACGAACTGCGCAACGTCTTCGGAGTGTCCGAGAGCTTCACGGACACGGCCACCGTCCTGACGACTCCCTCGTCAGTGACGAAAGAGCAGGCCATCCACACGGCCCGCAAGTGCCCCTTGCACCTCATGCGCGACCTCGGAGCTCTCGCAGCTCGGGACATGGCGAACGAATTGGAAGCTGCTTCTCTCCGTCCTTCGGACTGCGTGCAGTTTCAGGAGGTAATCGACATCGTACGTGACCGCATCATACGTGACTTGCTAGACGGCCCCGGCGCGGACGCCTTCAACAAGGCAATGGCCGAATTCTTGGCGCTGAGGGGATAGGTGGACGATGGGTTTTTTCTCGGACGTTGCAAACAGGGTTCGCTCCTACTGGGTGAGGGACAAGGAAGCTCTCCCTCTCCAGTTGGCGAAGGGTGCGACGCAGGCCGGTTGGTCTGGGTCAGGGTACGATCTTCTCCAAGCGTACGGGTACGACGTCCTCTCGGACTACCTGCGCCTCGAGCAAGACCTCTTGTCCCGCTACGTGGACTACGAGGAGATGGACGACTACCCGGAGGTGTCCGCGTCGATGACGATCTACGCGGACGATGCCACGCAGCCCGACACGTCGCTCAACCGGTCGGTCTGGGTCACGAGCCCGAACCGCGACATCCAAGACGAGCTCGACTACAACCTGATGCAGAAGCGTCTCCGCATCGACGAGGAAGTCTGGGAGATCACGCGGACGCTGGGCAAGTACGGTAACGACTACGAGGAGCTTCTGGTCACGAAGGACGGCGTCGTAGGCTTCAACTTCCTGCCGCCTCCGACAGTGCGACGCATAGAGGGCCCGCGCGGCGAATTGTTTGGGTTCGTGCAGGACTTTCAAGGTCGCTTCGGCTACACGCCCGAGGAGTTCCGTCAGATCCTTGCAGCCCGCATGGCGGGCGCGGAAGGACTAGCCAACTCATCCGGAGCGTCGGCGTTCGATCCCACTTCGGTCACTGCTCTCGAGGACTGGGAGGTCGTCCACTTCCGTCACCGGAGCAAGTACCGCCGAAGCGTCTACGGCTACTCGGTCGTCGAGGCAGCTCGGTGGATTTGGAAGCGCCTGCTGTTGCTCGAGGACTCGGCGCTCATCTATCGCTTGCAGCGCGCCCCCGAGCGCTTCGCGTTCTACATCGACACGGGCGACATGCCCCCGCCCGAGGCGCTCGCGTATGTCAACCGGGTGCGGCAGCAGTACAAGAAGCGCAAGTTCGTCAACCCGACGACGCAGCAGATCGATCAGAAGTTCAACCCGCTCTCCCAGGACGAGGACATCTTCCTGCCGACCAGGCAGGGGCAAGACTCGACTCGGGTGGACGTGCTTGCCGGCCCGGTGTGGCAGCACATGGAGGACATCGAGTTCTTCCTCAACAAGCTGTTCACGGCCCTGATGATTCCGAAGGCGTACCTTGCGCAAGACGACAACACGGCTCGAGCCGTTCTCTCGTCCGAGGACGTACGCTTCGCACGGTCGGTCCTGCGCTTGCAGCGGGAGGTCATCAGTGGGTTGCGCAAGGTGTGTCGTGTGCATCTCGCCGCACTGGGAGTGGACCCGCACGAAGCGAAGTTTGACGTGCACATGACCGTCCCGAGCTCCATCTTCGAGCTCGCGCAGCTCGAGGTGAAGAATGCTCGAGCCGACCTCGCGAGTCGCATGAAGGAGGACGTGTCGCTCTATTGGATCTACCGTCGCGTGTACGGGATGAGCGACAAGGAAATCGAAGTCTTGATCAGGCAGCGTGGCGAAGAGAAGATCAGGGAGGCCGAGCAGCAGGCTCGAGCAGACGCGGCCGCGCAGAAGATCGGTGGAGATGATGGCGGCGGTGGCGCTCCGGGCGGCGCTCCGGGTGGCGCCCCTCCCGGCATGATGGGCAGCAAGGAACGGCGATGGACCGACCCGCACGCACGAAGTTCCTTGCTCCACACCGGAGCTAGGGGTATCTCAGAGCGTGAGCTCATGTCGGGCAACAAGGGATCAGAGAAGAGGGCCGAAGAGAAGTTGGATCGCATCCTCCGACAGAACGGAAGCCTTCAGAGCAGCATGATGGAGACGAGGCAATTTCTTTTGGATCTGTCGAAGTCCTCTAGGTAGAGGGCATCGTGTTGACAGACCCAACCGGGTGTGGGTACTGTTTCAGACGTCGAGGCAACATGAGCCGATTCATTCCGATCGAAGAAGTGAAGAAGCTGACCGAGGGCAGCTACGAGCACCTGATCTCTCAGATCGAGGGACTGGTGCAGCAGCACTCGGTCAAGCTGTTCGGAAAGAAGACGGAGTCGCGTGTGCTGGGCACGTTCTCGACCTACGCTGTTGCGTTGTCCGAGGACGGCGACGTCATTCGCATCCGGTACGGCCGCAACGACGAAGGCTCTCTTCAGATCGAAGGCTTCTCGTCGGTCGACATCAAGTCCTACTCGCAGGCCAACCTGAAGGAGTTCGTTTCGGGTGAAGTGAAGACGGCAGTTGCCGAGTGGATGGAAGGTCGAGTCGAGCAGGCGCAGAAGCGCATCGCCGCCATCTCGCATCTCGTGGACGGCAACACGATGGACGACTCCAAGATGGTCGAGTCCTTCATCGTTTCGCTCAAGGCTCTGCGGCCGTGGAAGTCGATCTACGGTGAGCGCAAGCAGCGTATCCGTGAGTCGGCGGGGCTTCGCCCCGGCCAGCTCGTCGAGGCAGCGGACGCCCCCAAGTTCCGACTGCTCTACAACGGTTCGATCGTGGAGGCGAAGGAGCTCGATCGGTACAAGGACTTGGTCGTAACTGATCTGGCTTCTGTGGCTACCAGGGTCGGTGGGCTCCTCGAGCAAGTCGAGGCCGCTTACGACAACCTTTGTTCTGTGGTAAGGTCTGAGGACTTGCAGGACGAATCCATTCGCATGCTCTCCACCTTGTCAGAAGACCTGATTTCCGATCTTCGACGTCTCCACGACGTCCTCGTGGCAGCCCCCTCCCAGTTGTCGAAGCCCGACTGTCTAGGGAAGTTGCATGACGCGGTGGTGGAAGAACTGAACGACTACCAGGTCGCAGGCCGATTTGTCACGACCATGTCCACACGGCTTCGTGAAGCTCAGTAAGCAGGAGAAAGCACCATGGCAAGCCGCGCGCACCTCACGTCCCTCACTGAAGATCTGAAGGACATCGGCCTGTTCAACGAGACGGACGATCAGGAACAGGACGCCCCCAAGCCCGACCCGGAGGGTGGCGAAGTTTCTGACGAAGGCGAGGAGACGCCGGTCGACGAGCCTGACGAGCCGAAGGACGCTGCTGAGGCATTCGACTTCATCGCCTCGCGCGCTCAGGAGTTCCTGGCGTCTCACGGCCCCAAGGCTGCGAAGCCTGACGCCCCCGCCCCCGCGCAGACTTCCGAGTCGCGTCTCCAGCGTCTGGCCGATGGTCGTCTCTACGAAGACGCCCCGACTGGCGCCCCGACCTCGCACAGCAACCGCGCGCAGTCCCTGCTCGAGGAAGTCAACGAGATCGTGACGGGCATCAAGCGCTCGCGCCGCGAGGAGCAGATCAAGGGCTTCGCGAACATCGCCGTCATCGCCGAGACGCTGGGCAAGCGCTTCACGGCATGGGGCATGGAGATCAGCGAACGTGGCATGTACGAAGTCGGGCAGCAGATGAAGAAGCTCTCCGAGCAGGCCGCCGACACGGCGCTCGCGCTCGACCAGGGCGAAGAGCCCCCGATGCCGCCGCCCGAGGGCGAAGAGCCTGACGGCGACGAAGCCCCTCTCGCTTCTGCGGACGGCGACGATGCTCAGGTGGACGTGATGTTCAAGAAGCTCATGGCGAAGCTGCTTGACGCACTCCAGCTCTACAACGACGTCACCGGCAAGGAAGACGAGATGCCGCCCGAGGGCGAGGAAGAGCCCACCGAGGAGCCGCCGGCCGAGGAGCCGCCGACTGACGAGCCTCCGATGGGGGAGACGGACGGACCTCCCGGCACCGAGGAACCCCCCGAGGGAAACGGCGAGGACGACGACGAGGAAGAGGACGACGACGAGGACGACGAAGTCGGAGTCCAAGAAGCTCGGCGTCGAAAGGGAAAAGGCAAGAAGTCCCCTTTGACGATGGCGAGGAAGAGGAAGGGCAAGAAGGGCAAGAAGTAGAAGCCTGGCGCCGACGCCGGGAGGCATACCCTTCCGGCCGCAAAGAGGTGATAGGCTTCGAAGGCGACACCAAGAACCCGTTTGCTAGGAAGACACGCAGGACCAAGAACAAGTCGAACTCCGCTCTAGATCACACTCCCTTCCGGGGGAAGTTCCGCTGGCGAAGGTACTGATGGGTAAGCTCGAAGAAAACACCACGCACAAAGGCCACCTCTTGGTGGATGCTCTCCCGATCGCGTTGCAGTTGGTCGAGGACGGCACCAACGGAGGGAAGATCATTGTGCGAGGTGAGTTCGCTCGCTCCGGAAGGGCGACCGAGAACAAGCGCATCTACCCGACCGCGTTGTGGGAGCGGGAGATCGGCAAAGTTGATCCTGCGATGGCCGAGCGGAAGCTCTACGGCGAGCTCGACCATCCTAACGACGGGCGTACGCAGCTCTCACGCGTCTCTCACCTCGTGACTGGGTTGGAGATTCAGCAGAACGGCATCGTACTTGGCGAGGCCGAGGCTTTGGACACTGCAAGAGGGAAAGACCTTCAAGCAATGCTTCGGGCCGGCTGCAAGGTCGGCGTCTCTTCCCGAGGCTACGGATCAACGCGAACCAATGAGAAGGGCGAGGAAGTCGTCCAAGACGACTACAACCTCGTCACCTTTGACTTCGTCGCGGAGCCAGCCGACACTACGGCATACCCCGAAGTTTTCAGCGAGGACAAGGAGCGCACCATGGGCACCGAGGCGCAGGCGAAGGAACAAGAGCAAGCAAAGGCTTTCGCGGACAAGGTTCAAGCCGAGGCCGAGGCGGAGGCCAACGGTACAGCAGACCGCGCTCAGATCGAACAGGACATCATCGCGAATCTGGGCAAGCTGTCCGCAGAGGCGCGTGAGGAAATCCGCTCGCAGCTCATGGCCGACCCGGCCATCGGCGGAGCACGCACGACGATCGAGCAGATCGCCGCCATCATGCGCCCCTTCATCCTCCCCGAGGACACCGACACGCTCGTCGCGAAGAAGGACGAGGAGATCAAGGAGCTCAACCGCAAGCTCGCCGAAGCGGACCTGAAGCTCAAGGAGTCGGGGGAGCAGATCGAATCGCTGGCATCCATGGCGCGCGAAGCGGGCTACAAGTACTACCTCGAGCGCACCTTGGCTGGTGACCCCGACGGTGGTCTCGTCCGCTCCATGCTCGGAGACTTCGCCCAGTTCGAGAACGCTGACGCGTTCAAGGCTCGAGTGCAGGAGGTTCGTGACGAGCTCCACGCTCGCCGGGCCGAGGAAGCCGCCGAGCAGGAAGAGGCGCGCAAGAACATCGAGGCGCGCGAAGAGGCGCACAAGAAGGAGCTCGAGGCCGCACGGACCGAGAGCCAGGCCCTTCGCGGTGAGCTCGACAAGCTCGCCGAAGCGCTCGAGAAGAGCATCGAAGCAAACAAGGAGTTCGGACTCGAGGTGTACATCGAGCAACGCCTTTCGGCCCATCCTCGCAAGGCCGAGGTACGCAAGATCCTCGAGGCATCGAATCCTCGTTCGAAGCAAGCAGTTGACAAGATCATCCAAGAGCACTTGGTGGCATCGACCCCCGAGACGGAGGATCTTGAGGACGTTCGTTCGCGAGTCCGTCGCTTGACGGGCGGTGGCGTTTCCCCGACACCCCTGTCGGAGGAAGCCCCTTCCCCGTCACCTCAACGTGTGACAGACTACAACGGAGTTGGAGTGGATCTGGGTACGCTCAGGGAACTGTCAGGTCTCCCAGGCCACCAAGCGGGAAGGTAAAACTCCCCTCTAGCACGAGAGAAAAACCCAGGGAGCGCGAGGTAGAAGGAGACTAACATGGGCACCGAGGCTCGACAGATCCTTGCAGAAGATCGCAAGCACACGTGTGCAGACAAGGGCTACGTAGGAGCTCTCGTCCGCAAGTGGAAAGAATTCCTCGAGGGCATGCCCGACAGGACGGAACACGATCGGTACATCCTTGGGGTGACGGCCGTGCTCATGGAGAACCAGGCGTCGTACCTGAAGGGGCTCAACGAAGAGACCCGAACGGTGAACGTCGGCTCGTTCACCAAGTTCATTTTCCCCGTGCTGCGGCGAGTCTTCCCGAACCTGATCGCGAATGAGATCGTTTCCGTCCAGCCGATGACGGCACCGGTCGGCGCGGTCTTCTTCCTCGACTACGTGTACGGCACCACCAAGGGCCCGACCACGCAGGGCGACGTCTTCCCCCGCGACTTCGACAAGGACTACTCGTCCGAGTTCGTCAACGGCGAAGCACTGGCAACTGGCGACGGCACCAACTTCGGCGGCGTGGGCACGGCCCTGACCGCAACGTTGGCGTTCAACCCGGTTCGCCCCCTCGACGCGGCGCGCGGCTACTCCGTGGTCGTTCGCGAGATCAACGCCACGACGGGCGCGACCGTGCAGGAAGCGACCGACGACGGAGCCGCTGGCTTCACTGGTGCGGTCTCTGCCGGCACGATCAACTACTCGAACGGCGCCATCACTGGCTTCCTGTTCACGGCAGCTCCCGCCTTGGGGAACCCCATCCGGGCGTTCTACTACTACGACGGCGAGCTCAACACCAAGGTTCCGCAGATCAACCTGGACGTCAAGAAGGCGCCCGTTGAGGCGGTTCCTCGTCGGCTCAAGGCCCTGTGGTCGGCCGAGGCTGCGGAAGACCTCCGCGCGTTCCACGGAATCGATGCCGAGACCGAGATGGTCTCCGCCATCGCCCAGGAGATCGCGCTCGAGATCGATCGTGAGATCATCTCCGACCTCTTCCAGGCGTCCACCGGCACCACGAGCACCTTCGACCGCGTGCCGCCCGCTGGCATCAACGAGCTCGACCACCTCCGAGCGATGGTCACCACCATCTCCTCGGTGTCCGGTCAGATCCACAAGAAGACGCTCCGTGCGCCTGCGAACTGGATCGTCACGAGCCCCGAGATCAGCGCGCTCATCACGCAGCTCACCACGCACGGCGACTTCCGTCCGCTCTGGGTCTCCGGAGGCGAAAGCCCCTACGGCCCCGTGGACATGCCTCGCCCCCTCACCCAGCACGGCCAGTTCTCGATCTACAAGACGGGAACCCTGATGAACAAGTGGCTCGTCTATGAAGACCCGTTCTTCACGAGCGACCAGATGCTCATCGGCCTCAAGGGTGCGTCGTACCTCGACAGCGGCTTCGTATGGGCTCCGTACATCCCGCTTCAGGTGACCCCCACGTTCCTCGACCCGAACGACTTCTCCTTCCGCAAGGGCCTTCGGACCCGCTACGCGAAGAAGATGCTTCGCTCGGAGTTCTACGGGTCGATCCGGATCCTCAACCTGTAGAACACCGTCGCGCCCCTGGGTTTACGCAGAGCCTTCCGGCAGGAGCCGGGGGGCTTTGTGTTTTTGTACAGCGTGTGCGACGATGTTAGCGTTCTCGGACGGAGGTACTATGAGTAAAACCCAAGACGTCATCAACGACCTGAAACGGCTGGACGAGGGCCTTTCCTCGCACCCGCCGCCGCCCCCTACCGCTCACCTGGACGGAACCCAGCTCCAGGGGACCGTCAGTCTCCTGATCGCTTCGATCGAGGAGCTCGAGGTGGCGAAGCAGAAGACGCTCGAACTGGCCCATCGTCTCCAAGCGATGATCAACGTCGTGCCCGCGACGGACGAAGCGCCGCTCGAGACAGAGCTCGACCCCGAGGTCGAGGTGGTTCCCGAGGAAGGAGAGGGCGATGAAGTTCCGGAAGCGGGCTGACAAGCACGTCGTCTTCATCCCAGGGGCAGGAGCTCTGCGGGCGAACCAGATCCTCGAGGGCGAGCAGTGGGCGAAGTACTGCCCGGCGCTGCTCGAGGAAGTCATCGAAGAGGAACCGGAGTTTTCCCCGGAGCCGCCGACGAAGCGCGAGAGCAAGAGGATGCCGGCGGGGCGCCCCTTCCAGAAGAAGGCCAAGCCCCCGGAGCCCGAGGCGTTCGAGCTCCCCGAGATGCCTCGAGTGGAGCTTCCTCCCCCCGAGTCTGAAGTGGACAAGACCCCGGAGACGCCCCCGCCTCCCTCTTCCCCTCTCAAGGACGAGGACTTCTACATCCCCGCTCCTGCTCCTACCCCTACCCCCGAACCGGAGCTCGAGCCGGAACCGGAGCCTCCCAAGCCTGCGCCCAAGAAGGCTCCTCCCAAGAAGGCCACGAAGAAGACGACCAAGTCGTCCTCCAAGGCGTCTTCAGCTAAGATGAGCAAGAGGGCGGCAGTACGCCGCAACAAGACGAAAGGTTGATCAATGAACTGTCCGAAGTGCAACGAGCCCGGTCTGCTCGTCGAGCAGAGCCCGGATGGCAAGACGAAGCGCGAGACTTGCCAGAAGTGCGGGTACAACGAGGTGAAGGATCAGCAGGGGCGCCAGCTCTTGCAGGAGGTGCTTCCCGCGCGTACCAACCCTCTCATCGGTTGAGGTTGACAGATGGCGAACAGTTGTGCTGTCCACAACACGAAGCTCATGGACGAGGCGGCGCTCGGTCAATGGATCTTGCGCCGGCTCGGAGCGCCCGTGTGGTGTGTGGAGCTCACCCAGGACCACATCAACGACGCCATCAAGTCAGCCGTCGACTGGTTCACCGCGAAGAAGGGGGCGTTCAAGCTGGGACACTTCACCCTCGTTTCGGGGCAGCCCATGTACTGCCTCCCCGACGAGGTTGAGATCATCCTCGACTTGTTCTTCCCGGCCCCCGAGAGCGACATCTCGCTCATCTTCTCGCCCTACCTGCTTCTCGACGAGAAGGTGCCGTACGACGTCTTCGCTGCCCCTCAGAGCGTCGGTCTGTACTCGAGCTACACGCACACCCTTCAGTACATCGAGACCGCCAAGCGCGTGCTCAGCGCGGAGATGGACTGGGAGCAGCGCGGGCGTCAGGTGTGGATCACCCCAGTGCCCAAGCAGGTGGGCAAGTGCATCTACGAATACAAGTCGTGTGTGTTCAACATTCAGCAGCTCCCCTACCGGGACCACTACCTGATCAAGAACTACGCGCTCGCCGTGGCGATGCGTGACCTTGCGCTCATCCGGGGCAAGTTCGCGTCGTTCCCGACTGCGCAAGGCGACCAGTCCCTCAACGGGGACGTGCTCCTCAGCGAGGCCAACGCCATGCTCGAGAAGCTCAACGAAGAGATCATGCTGACCGGCTACCCGATGAAGTTTACGACTGGGTAGGTTATAGGAGACGACATGGCGAAGGTGAAGTGCGGCACATGCGCATGCAAGGTCGAACCCCTTCGCCTCGATGTGTGCCCGATCGTGAAGCCGGCCTGCAAGTTCGATCTGAACTGCAACCAGACG